ACCCAACGACACCGAGAGCCCGGTGGCCCGGTCCGATTATTACCAAGGGGACAAGGGCAACTTGGTGAACACCCAAATGGCGCAGTCGGATCTCCCGGGCGAGGCGACTCCTCAGGGTGAGTATTCTCCAGGATTGATGAACACCGACTACGTGACGCAGGACATGTCGACCCCCTATGTCCGCTACGATGACACCACACACGACTATAGGGACGACCCCCTACACAACTGGCCTCAACGCCATCTCACAGGGACGAACGATGTCTGAACTAGGTGACCTCACGGACTACTTGAAAGAGGGCTCCGCCGTTTCCAACCTCGATTGGTTGGACGTGGATGCGAAGGCTTATCGCGAGCTGGACACCCTGCCCAAGCAGAATCTCGACGTGGTCCCGGACCTCGAAGCGCTTTGGCGTCATCGAGACGAACCGGCCTCGAACTTCGTGCCCAACACAGGGGCTCCTAGGACGATGGGCGACTTGTCGGAAGTTCATGGTCGTTTGGCGATGGAGATGGCCTCACCGGGCCTTCTGCGAACCGCCCGTTTGGCGATCATGCAGACGACCGATCCTACGAAGATCCGAAGTATTCTGGCGACCCGCTACGACGGGACAGCTCTTTCGAACGCCAAGACAGCGTTGGCGGAGGTGTTCGCAGAACGAGGACTCTTGGGTCGCTACTACGTGGCCGCTCAGGACTTCCCGAATTGCAACCGTGGCTCCAAAGAGGCGTCGGACTTCGTGCGAAGGTACGCACCTGAAGCCAAGTTCGTAGTGGCCAAGACGGCTTGCGGGGATTGCAGCCACCGTCACGTGACGAACGGGGCAAGCCATTGCGGGGTCTTCCACAAGCAGATCCAAATGGATGTCCCGTACACGGACAATCTGGCTTCGGATGTCGAGCGCACCCAACAGGCGAAGGGTATGGGCGTTCAAGCTTCGGCCGGTACGCCTCGTGAGCGCATTCAAAGGGCTTTCCTGGCCTCTCAAGAGGCGGTTGGCCAGGCTTTCAGTGGCCATCAGCAGTACGCCCCGCCTCAAGCCAAGGTGGACACTCAGCAGGTGCTGATTGCGGCTTCGAGCTTGACCAAGAAGCGGGATCTGGAGTCCCAGCAGAAGATGGCGGCCCTCAAGGCCCGTCCCGTTATCGCGTTCCTCCGCAAGGAGATGCTCAAGGGTCGGACGGAGTCTGAACTAGCGCACGGGCTTCGTTTGGCGTTCGACCTCCGGGATCTGGAAGCCACGAAGGCCGAGTGGGGTCCCACTTACAAGGAAGCGGGCTTGTACGGGGCCGTCTACCTGACGCAGGACTCGTTCGACGACTGCCGCGTGGGCGCCGACTACATCAACCGTCACGCTTCGAAGGTTCGTGCGGTTGTGGCGGGCGAGAAGTGCAGCTCTTGCATCTTCAACAAGGTCGGCCGCTGCATGATGTACGGCCGCAAGCTGGTCGCCAACGCGACCGACCTGTACACGAACGAAACCGTGCAAGCGGTCGTGGACGAGCAGCGGATCGCTGGCAAGCTGCCCCAGGAAGCGTCCCGGATGAAGTGGGGGTCCACACCTGTCGAGGCTCTCAAGAACATCCACAACGCCTCCTCGATGCCGGTAGCTAGCATCACGCAGCAGTCGCAGCGGGGCAGCATCGAGACCGCTTTCTACGGAAGCTCTCATCAGGTTACCGCCGGTGAGCTGACGAAGCGCAATATCCTCAAGAAGGCGGCCGAGTACCTGAACGAGGGCCTTTACGGGACCGATCTCTTGATGGCTCTCCGTCAGGCGTTCGATCCCCGAGCCCTCTTGGCGACGGGACCGGAGCTTCGAGCTGTCTTGGCTGAGCAGGGCCTCCAGGGGTTCAAATATATCGACCCCACTGTGTACGACGACTACGGCAAGGGCTGCCAGCGGGCCGCTAGCCTCCATCGTTCACGTGGGGCCGTGAAGTATGCCAAGGTCGGCGACAAGTGCAGCTCTTGCGTGCACCAGACCCGTATTGGGCATTGCTCGGTGCTCAACAAGCAGCTCGTGGTGGAGCCGCCCTACATCGACAAGTACGCCGAACAGCAGGCCATGCTGGCGTCGGGTCCCGCTAATACGATGCCCAATGCTGAGGCTTTGATGGCCAACAACGGCTTGACGATGATGCAGGAGTACCAGCTCCAGCATCACGAGGCTTCGATCGAATTCAACCCCGAAGGCCAGAAGTTCAGCACTTCGATCCAGTTCGGGAGTCACGAGATCAAACTGTGAAGAACAGCATCGAGTCCGTTCGTCGGGTGGTGGCGGCTTACCGCCACCGTCGGGCCGATCAGGTTCCTGGTGCTCGCCAGAAGGCCAAACAGAACGTCACGCCCATCAACAAGCCTAAGGGCATCGACCGTGACGTGGTCAAAGACAACGGCGTTTCGAAAACCAAGGGTGAGGACATCATCAAGCCTCATAGCCGAGATATTCAGCCAAAAGACGTGTTTCCTGCGACCCCCAACAACACTGGGGTCCTCAGCCTTGTTCAATCGGGCAAGGATTTGTCCAACGCTTTGGATAAGCAAGTCCCGAAAGACAAGGGTTACGACGTTGCCTACAACCTGTCCCAGTATTTGATCCGGACAGAGGGCAACGGCGGTGAGGGAACCGAAGAAGGGAAGAAGAAGTAGCCATGTCCGACGATACCGAGATCTACAACGATGACGAGGCTGACGCTGAAGCTGAGGCCAAGAAGGCTCAAGAGCAGAAGGCCGTCGATTCTCAGCGACCGTTGGCTCACGCCAATGGCACGGTGGTGCCCATCCATGCGGCAACCGGAGCCATCAAACGAGGACCCGGCCGCCCGAAGAAGATCCGAACGGAACCCACAAGGGACGACCTCATCTATCACGCGGAGATGATTCGCCAGAAGACTGCGTTCATCAACGCGGACCCCCTCGTACGTTCGACGGGTGAGCGTCAAGAATCGATCGAGACCCTTCAGAGGGTGAAGGAGGAGATCGCCCGTGAATCGGCGGCCCTGCACTTCCAGCGCATCGAAGAGGAAAAGTACGGCAAGGACACGTCGCAGATGTCGAGCCGCCGTATTGCGGCTTTGCGTGAAGTGGCCCATCTCGAACTAGAGATTCGTCGCTTGGGCGCTACGATGATCGACCTCAAGGGTGAGAAGTTCCAGAAGATCTTTGCGTTCTTTTTGGAGACCGTTCGAGCAGCGGCCGGTGATGTGCTTTCCCCCGAGATGATCGACCTTCTCTTCAACCGTTTGGAGACCAAGCTCGAAGGGTGGGAGGAAAAGGCTCAGAACCTATGAACCGCCGTTCGTTCATGCAGATGCTGGGGCTCACCTCAGCATTGCCTTTGGTGGCAGGCTTCTCCGTGAAGCCCGAATCCTCCGAACCCTCCATCATCGAACTAGTGGACTCAGGTGCTCTTGGGGTTCCGAAGCTGTTTCCCGCACAGCGCTTCATACTGAAGATGATGTACGGTCTCGAACTAGATGCTCGGGAGCGTCAGTACTTGGTTCGCTTGGAGCGGACAGGTCGTTGCACGCCCGCTCGTCAGGGTTCGCAAGAGGCGGTGCTCATTGTGGGCCGTCGTGGCGGGATGTCTTGGCTAGGCCAGACGGTCCAGTTGTACGAGACCCTCAAACTCCTACGGACTCAAGGATCTGAGCCCAGAGGTGTGATCTCTGTCTCTCACGACAGGGCTTCGGCCGGTGTTCACCTTGACGTTTATGCCGCGTGTTTGGCGGAATCTCACCTTCAGCCGTACTTGAAGAACCGGACTGCTTCTTACCTGAACTTCGAAGGTGAAGGCGGGGGCCGGGTCAGGGCTATGTTCAAGTCCGCCCAGGGTAAGGATCTCAGGGGCCTTCGTGCATCATCAGTGGTGCTCGACAATGCCGCCTATTTTCAGGACCTCCCGCTCATCCACAGCATAGTGGCGCCCTGCGGGGGCCGGATCACCATCACGACGACCTCCGATGGCTCGAAGACGTTCAGGGATTTCTATCGTCAGGCTAAACAGCGGGGTGCTCTTACCCTGAGGATCCCTACGCAGGATGCTAACCCGACCATTCCTTCAGACTTTTACTCAAGGGAGCGGGACCATCTGGGTCTTCGGAGCTTCGGTCTTGAGTATGAGGCCCGGGTGTGAATCGTGGCCGACAACAAAAAGGGCATCGCCCATTTAGCCCGCCAGGTGGGCCAACAGATCCGCCTTCAGGCGGGTGAAGCGGCAGCGGGCGGCAGCGAAGGCGGCCCCACACGCATCTTCAGTGTGCTGGACTACATCGAGCAGCCGTGGGGGCTGGACATGAAGCTGTTCCCCGCACAGCGCTTCCTGGTCAAGCTCTATTACAACTTGCCGCTCGACGAGACACTGCCCGAGGACCCGCTCAAGCGTATCCAGATCCCGGACATGTTCAACACGAAGATCCGGTACGAGTTCACGGAACGGGAGTACCTGAAGTTCCTTTTCGACGAGGGTCGTTGCAACATCGGGGAGCAGGACCACGAGCGTCGGGAACTAGTGCTCGCGATCGGTCGTCGAGCAGGCAAGACGACCCTCTCGGGCATCTTTGCTAGCTACGAGGTTTACCGCCTCCTCAACTTGTACAACCCTCAAGAGTACTACGGGTTGCCGAACGGTAATCGTATTCAGATCATCTCGGTCGCTACCGACAAGGAGCAGGCCGGTTTGTTGTTCGGTGAGGTGACGACTCACTTGGCGAAGTGCAACTACTTCACGCCTTTCGTGACCAACAACACTCTGTCGCACGTGAACTTTCGCACGCCCTACGACATCGAGAAGTTCGGTCCCACGTCACGTCAGGACAATGGTAAGTTCGTCAGCTTCAACGGCAAGGCGAGCCTTCGCGTCACCTTCAAGAGCTGCATCGCCAAGGGTCTTCGTGGTGCAGGTAACATTGTCATCATCCTTGATGAGGTGGCCCACTTTCAGGACAAGGGCAACAGTTCGGCCGACGAGATCTACAACGCTGTCGTGCCGTCAGCTGCCGCCTACTCGAGGAAGAACCCCGAGACGGGTCGCCCGGCGATCGACTCTCGGACGGGTAAGCAAGTACCGGTCGACAGCCGGATCATCCTGATTTCGTCACCCCTAGGTAAGAGTGGCAAGTTTTACGAGAAGTTCGACCTTGCGATGCGGGGCGGTGAGGGAGCGTACAACATCCTCGCCATTCAGGCCCCGACTTGGGAGATCAACCCGACGGTCGCCAGCTCGTACTACAAGGAGAAGTACCACGAGAATCCCACCTCATTCATGGTTGAGCACGGGGCTCAATTCTCGGATCAGGCACGAGGTTGGATCGAACGAGAGACGGACCTCACGGAGTGCATCAACCCTGCGGCCCGCCCCAAGATCATGGCCACTCCGCGGACGCCCCACCAGATGGGGATCGACGTGGGCCTCATTGGGGACGGTACCGCTATTGCAATCACTCACATCGAGGATAGCCGGGTCATCCTCGACTACCATGAGGTTTGGTATGCAGGGATGGACTGGCGAGAGGCGAATCCTCATCTCGAAAATCGGTACCCCACCGACTACGCCAAGGTCCTGAAAGATGTAGAGCGCCTTGATTTCGATGAGATCGCCAACTGGATCGTGGCCCTTACTAAGAAGTTCCACATTTCATCCGCTATCTTCGACAGGTGGAACGGCATTCCTTTGGAGCAAGCGCTTCACAAGCGAGGGCTCCGTCAATTCAAGAGCGAGTTCTTCACGCGAGATCAGACCAGCAAGATCTATCAGGCGGCGAAGATGCTCATGTACGACAAGAAGCTTGAGCTTTACGACTGGCCCCTCCCTGAGCGAGCCAAGGGTGATGGAGGCCGGCACTCCCCGCTCATTGCCGAGCTGTTGACCCTACAGGCCAACCACGTCTCGAAGAATACGGTGTTGGTAGCGGCTCCCCAGAAGGCTGGAGCGCACGACGACTTGAGCGATGCGTTGGTGCGAGCGATTTGGCTTTCACACGACCAGCTGTTGAACCAGAAGCACACCGCTCACGGCACGCCCTACCGCCCTGCCGTCTCTTCGGGCGGGATGACCCCTCAACGGTACCAGATGAGCCGTGCTCGTCACCATGGCATCGGGGATCGAAGCACTCTAGGTATGCGCCCAAGGTCGAGATAATGGACGACGCACCCGCAGTCCCATTGGTCTTCGCCAATCGTGTGATCCGTCAGTTTGCGGACCATCTGGGCATTACCCAGACCATCCGTCCTCGGGACTACATGATCATCCGCTTGGTCTTCCGAAAGCTCGGGGGCCAATGGGATGCGTTCATCCACGGGGACATCAAGCAGATCACGACTCTGGAGAAGGTGATCACCAACTGGGGCAAGGTGAAGAAGCCGGACGAGCCTGAAGAGGAAGAGATCTGATGGCCACGCCCGAGCAGTTCCGCACCCGGGATTGCGTCATCCTGTACAAGGGTGACGCTTATCCGGTCACTGTGGACGACACTATGGCCAAAGGTGGCTGGAGCGGCGGGCAGGGCGTCCAATGGGTAGGTTCGTCCAAAGACGAGTTCTTGGTCACGTACTCGGATGGCTACTACGCGGGCTTCCTTCTTTGGGGTTCGGATGAGTCCTCGGATCGCTTCACGGCGATGACCCGCAACCAGCCGGCGTACAAGTTTGCAACGGCTGGTGCTGGGGGTTGGATCATCATGACGACCTCGTATGAGAAATACACGTACGCTTCCCGGCAATCGGGGCCTCTCGTGCTCATCACCTACAATGCGAGCGACCGTCTGGTGTTCTCGCTTCGAGGCTTTTGGACGAACGAGGACGAGTGGACCCTAGCTAACGACCCCCGAAAGCCCAACAACTACTACATCGGCTTCGTCATGCAGGGTCCGACGGTCGCTACTGAGCAGTACCTGACCATTCAGGTGTCCATATGAGCGAGATTTTTCGCACTCGGGACTGCGTGGTGTTCTTCAAGGGGGACTCGTACGCGGTTACTATTTCGGATGCCATGCATCAAACCGGCTGGCTCGGCGGTCAGGCCGCCATGTGGACCGACTCTTCTGTCGACGAGTTTCGGGTCACGTACTCGGACGGCCTGTACGGCGGTTTCATGCTCTGGGGCTCCAACGAGCCTTCAGACCAATACGTGTCTTTCGTCCAGAATCAGACGACCTACAATTACACGGTCCTGTGTCTGGGCGGATGGCTGATCTCGACGACGACTTTCGAGAAATACACGTACGCTTCCCGGCAATCGGGGCCTCTCATACCCATCACGTACACGACGGGCCAGCGGCTTCTGTTCTCGCTTCGAGGCTTTTGGACGAACGAGGATGAATGGACACTGGCCAACGATCCTCGGAAGCCCAACGGGTTTTTCGTGGGGTCTGTGGTGCAGATCCCCAGCGTCCTTAACGAGAATTACTTGGGAATCCAAACGGCGATCTGATGAGCGAAATTTTCCGCACTCGAGACTGCATCGTCTTCTTCAAAGGCGATTCCACCACCGTGACGGTGTCGAGCGCCATGGTGTCCGGCGGATGGGCAGGCGGGCAGGGCGTGCAGTGGACGGGTGTCACCCAAGACGACCGGGTGGTGACCTATTCTGGTGGTTTTTACGGGGGATTCTTGGTTTGGGGTTCAGCCGAACCGGGGGATCGCTTCACGGCGATGACCGACCAGCAGACCACCTATCGTTACGCTACGATGTTTTTTGGTGGGAATCTGATCTCGACATCCACGTACGAGAGGTACACGTACGCTTCTCGCCTCAGCGGCCCTCTCGTGCTCATCACCTACAAGCCGAACGACATCCTGTACCTTTCCCTTCGAGGGTATTGGACGAACGAAGACGAACTGACGCTGTCGGGAAGCTTGCTCGCTCCTGCTTTTTTCGTTGGCTTCGTAGCTCAGATCCCGAAGACATTGAACAACAACTGGCTCGGTATTCAGACCAGTATGTGATATTGAGTGATCATGCCTGAAGTCCGACCCCCACAAGTCAATCCCTTGGAGGCTCTTCGACAGAGAGCTGAGGAGACGACCTCTCGCGAGGTCGAGGCTTTGATTGGGCAGATCAGAGAGGCGAGGAAAGATGTCGAATCCTCCCTCACAAAGTTGACCTATTTGGCGGACGAAATGCGGAGTCGGGCTCGCCGATCCCCTGAGACGTCTTCAAGTCTCGTGGTTTTTGCCAACGCACATCTACGTTTTGCGGCTGCGGCCCAACAAGGCATGCGCCGGACGTCCTCTATGGATAGGATGTTGGACCGGGCGAAAGCCGAAAAAGAAGAGAATCAGCGTAGAGAAGCTCAAGAGCGTCAGTGGGCTGAGTCCCGCCGGGCTCAAAAGCAAGTCGAAAGAATGGTTCTGCCTACGAACGATGCTTTCGACGAGCTGTACGGAGAGGTAGTAAGCAATGCCTGAGAATTACTCCAATCGACAGGGAGCCCCACAGTATTTGGTGCGAACGCAGGTTCGTCAGCACCGTCCTTACGTGGCCCACAACTATACGAACCAGCTCACCTACAAGGAGCAGCTGGCTCGTCAGCAGCTTCGCATGGCCAACGGCGGTCAGCTTGGCGGCTTTGGCGGCGTGGGTGGCAGCGGGATCGGCCTTGGAGGGATGGGCGGTATCGGTGGAGGCACCGTTCAGAGTTCGCAGGGCAACTTCTTCAGCCCGCAGCTTTCGCCCGATTTTCTCGAACTACCCCAGTCGCTTCGAGAGCGGCGGGAGATTTACCGCCACTTCTACAACTCGGACGAACTAGTCGGGCAGGCTTTAGACCTGCACACCGAACTACCCCTCTCGAAGGTCAGGCTGGCGGCCCCGAAGCCCCGCAAGGCTCCGAAAGGGTTCTCCAGCCCAGAGAACTACGGCAAGTACATCCTCGATCGCTTCGAGCGGATGTGTAAGCGGGTGAAGCTGTTCCAGAAGCTGATTACGATGACCCACCATTTTTGGTTGGACGGCATCGCGGTCATCTTTGCGGAGGACGGTGAAGTCCAAGCCCCCGTTGAGGTGGGGCACCAGAAGCGGATCACCAAGACAGCTGTTTTGGATGAAGACGGCAACGTGGGGGAGCGTGAGACCACCACTTGGGAAGAAGACGAGACCACTGCCGACAAGGAGTTCGAGTACTATCGCAAGAACTACCAGGGTTGGAACAAACTCATCGTCTTGCCGATCGACAAGGTCCTGATTTCGACCTTCTCGTACACCGACAAGTCGATCCTCGAACTAATCCCGTCCGATCGTGACAAGGCTTTGATCGAAAGGGCTCGTAACGGTGACCCTACAGCCGCCGAGTTGGTAGATGAGATCCCCCATGAAGTGCGGGATCACATCGAGAATGGCCGCCTCATCCCACTCGGGACGGATCCTGATGAGGGATCCTTTGCGTATGTCCTCACGGGCAGCAAGAGTGCCGACGAGGTTTTGGGTCAGTCGATCCTGAACCGTTGTCTCCGCACCCTGTATTACCGTGAGAAGCTCCGTCAGGCGCAGACTTCGATCGCCAGCCGAGCGATGACGCCCAAGCGTATTGTGTGGGCCGAGGGGCTCTCTGATACGGACGTCGATCAGCTTCGTGAGCAGGTCGACTTGTCACTTGTGGACCCTGACTACTCGATCGTCGCCAACTATGAGATCCACTGGGAGGAGATGGGCTCGCGAGACCGCCTGCTCGATCTCTCGACGGAATACGAGCAAACGGAGCGTCGCTTGCTCGCAGGTCTTGGCGTGACCGAGAGTTTGATGAGCGGCGAGAGCCTCTATTCGGGCGACCGTCTGAAGCTCGAAGTCATCAATCAGCGGTACCTGCATTTGCGGGAAATCCTTCAGGAGTATGTGGAGGACTACCTGTTCCGCCCGGTGGCCGAGCGCATGGGCTTCGTCGAAGAGGATGAGTGGGGCCAAAAGGTTGTGCTTTTCCCCAAGCTCAGCTTCACCCGCCTGCCGCTCCGAGACAGCCAGGACACGTTCGATGCCTTGTACAACCTCTACTCGAAGGGTTCGATCTCGATCGACCTCATCCTGGAGATGCTGAACATCGACCCGAACGACACCCGCGTGAAGATCGAGAACGACATGTTCACGGTCAATGACGCACTTTTCAACGAGATCTCTCGGTCCCTCTACAACGAGGTGGGCCGTATGTTGGCCGAGAAGACCGATGTCATCGAGCGCATCGCCAAGTACATGGACCTCAAGTTGAAGCCCGAAAAGGACGAAGACGAGGATGGCGGAGGCAAAGGACGGTTCTAAATCCGGTCGCCCTTTTATCGTTTCTCTAGGGCTGCATGGATGTTTGGGCGACCAAGACCCGTTCAGAGCGTGAGCAGGAAGAGACCGAGCGTCTAGTCCGGCCCAATCCTCCCGAGAAACCCGCCCGGCATGATTTGCGGCGGGAACGGGTGAGTCCTGACGTCGACAAGGACCAGGACGACGCCTCGGACAAGAAGGACCGCAGCCGCAACTACAAGACCATGGCCGCACGTGCGCTCATTGAGCGTGCCAAACGTGCGGGTAAGGACCGGATCCCCGCCAAGAGCCGGGAGACGGGCGAGACGGTGATGATCTCGCCCGATACGCTCAAGGACGAGCCGGGCAAGTATGAGGTCCTCAAAAACGAAGAGGATGAGTCGGCTGAGCCCGCAGCTCCGGCGGTCGAAGAGAACAAGGATGAGTCACGCGCTGAGAAGCGCCGTAAGCGCCTTCAGGAGCTAGACCAGAAGGACAAGCCTGTTGGGCAGAGCCCAGCTCCCGATAAGGCGAAGTCTCCCGAGGCTGAGCCTGAAGGCCCGAAAACTGGGGAATCGGCTCCTCAAGAGGAGACCGAGAAGCAGAAGTACTATCGGGGCATTGGCGATGCTTTGAACCAGTTGGCGGAGGAGGACCCTAAACTCAAAGGGTCCCTCAAGAATTACGTCAAAGATCCTGAGAACCAGCTCAAGTCGATCGCCAAAGACAACCCTGACTTTCCGGTGGCGAAGTTCTTCCCTGGGGTGAAGCTCCCGAAGGGCCTCAATACGGTTGGGGATTTGGACGAAGCGCTCAAGAACGCGACTCCAAAGGGTAAGGGCAAAGCGCCCAAGGGTAAAGCGCTCAAGGATGGCGAAAAGCCGGCTGAGCAGCCCAAAGACGGCGAGAAGCCTAAAGATGGCGAGAAGCCCAAGGATGGCGAAGAGCCGGAGAAGCCTGAGCCCACTGTGGCCGAGAAGGCGGGGATAGCTCCGCCCAAGCGACGTCCCTTCAATTCAGCTGAACGTGAAGAAGCGCTGAGCCTTCTGGTCGATACTTTTCCACCAGAGATCTCGTCAGAGCTGATCGCCAAGCACATGCATCCGGACGACGTGCGTTCGCTCGTTCAGACGTATCACGCGGCTCAGAGGGTTGAGCCCAAGGCGATGGACGATGTGATCGCTAAGGCGTCGTCATTCTATCAGCCGGATCCTGATCAAGTTCCGCCTCCTGCTGCGGGTAAGAATGAACAGGGGCAGCTGGTGTCCTTTGACGACTTATCTCCAGAGGAGCAGTCGGAAGCGACTCGTCAACATCAGGTTCAGATCGCCGCAATGAGTCTTGCCGCGAAGGCGATGCTTACGAAGAAATTTGAGGGCAAGGGCGGCCTCACCGGCAAATCAAGGGTTCCCAAGCCTTTGGCTTCTACGTTAGCGGGGCTGGTCCTGACCAAGGCTCCTCCTGAGAAGTCGGGAGAGATCGCGGCTCATGTTTTCGACACTGTAATCCAACAGGGTAACGTTGCGAACATCAGTGACAAGTCGGCCAAGTCGCTGCTCGACCAGCTGAAAGACCACCCTGCCGCAAAGGCGGCTGCTACCGCCTATTTGCAGGCTAATGACTACGGTCTGGCGAAGGACAAGTTTCTAAAGGGTGACGATGAGACCTTTTCGGAGTGGCAGGATCCTAGGGAGATCCTCAATGGCCTTCGAACGGCCAGTAAGTTCTTCGATCAACGTAGCGCTCTTTATGGTGAAGACGGGTCACCTCATCCTGCCTCGACCTTCTTTAGATCAAGGGTGATGACGAGGTTGCGAGCCCTCGACCCTAAGAAAGCAAGGATGGTTTCGGCGGCTCTTCCTGCGTTGGAAGAGCAAGAGTACAAAGAGCATCACCGTCAATGGGAGTCCAAGTACCGTGAGTGGTCGGCCCGAAATGCCGATCATGAGAAGGCCGTTCAAGAGTACACGGACAACCCGGGGCGAAATAAGCCCCCGGGGGAGTTCAACGACCCCGAACCTGTTGAACCGAAGGCCCCCGCGACACAGCCGAAAAACGGTGAAGACGTTTGGAACCCGGATGTCTTTGCCGCGAAGGCTCCTGCCAAGGTACCGCCCTCGGTCGATAAACCGACAGAGGGGCCTGAGACAGGGCCCCCCGCCCCTGCGAAAAACGAGAAGGGGGAGGTGTCGGTCGACGATCAGGAGCGTGAGGAAATAGCTCAAAAGGCTGAGGAAAAGGTCAAGAAGCCCCCGAAGCTGGATGAGGAAGAGGCTCCCGAGAAGGACTCGAAGGAGCTTTCGGTCGACGACGCTGAAAGCTCGGAGATCGACCAGCTGGCGGAGGAGATGGTCAAGGACCCTCCGAAGCTGAACGACAAGCAAGCCAGCGATTTTACTTATTCGGCAGCACCTGTGATGGGTTCTGCCAGCAAAAGCGCCGTCTATCACGGTATCGACCCTTACGCCTATGGTCCGGCTGCGTATCCCGGGTGGCTTCAGCCCCACCAGCGGGATATCGGCGAGGCGGACTTCAAGCTCATTTTGGGCTCGGCAGGTGATTGGTTGAAGTCCCCGATGCTTTCGGTGGCGATCGACGGAATGGTGCCGGACGCTCGTTATCGGGCTGCTCTCGACCTTGCGATCTACGACAGCCCCTACAACCGGGCCATCAACTCGGTTCAGTACAACCAGCTTCTGGCCAAACTAGCGGGCGTTCCGGAGCCCGGTCCGGGTGAAACCCTGTTGACCGTCCAGGCCAATCACAACTTCAAGACCGAGACTCGATACTTCGTGGTTTCGGGTTCGACTCCCATCAGCCGGGATGTTTTGGCAGCGGTCGAGAGTCAAAAGTTTTCGTATACGGACGAAGACGGCAAGAGTCGTAAGGGCGGGCAAATTGCGGCTCGTGTGACTCGAACGGTGTCCGCCTCCGAGATCGCGCCTACAGGGCAGGTCGCAGAGACGGTCCTGCGTATCGACTTCCCGCAAGGATCTGAGTCGATGGCCCTACGGGGCATGCAGGCGGCCCTCACCCCGCTCCAGATCACAGTGGAGAAGACCACTCCTGGTTACCTCCCACAGTTTCGCGCTTCTTCTTTTAGCCCACCACCCAGTGTTCCCACTGGAGGCAGTACATCCATGAAGGCGTCTACCGAGATCCGCAAGTTTGCAGCTGAAGTCGCCAAGACCAACTCGAAGCTCGCCTTCGAGATGTTGTCGACTGCCGACCGTATCGCCGAGGAGGAGAAGTCGATGCCTCCCTGGTTGAAGGACAAGGTCGAGGACAAGAAGGACGACGACAAAGACAAGGGTCAGCAGAAAGAAGCGGGCATCAAGCTCGGTTCTCTGCGGACGCTGATCATCAAGCAGGCCGCAGGCGTCGAAGCGTCGCAACGCGGTCCTTGGTTGCCAATTCTCCAGGCCCTCAAGGACCTGGGCTAACCCCCAACGGATAGGATCGAAACATGAGCACGAAACTTTCGGCCGAGCAGGCCAAGACGGCCAGCGAACTTCTGGGTCGGGTCGATAGAATCGCCCACGAGATCCAGGTCAATCACGCGAGCTGGGGGATGTCCTTGGAGGATGCCCGTCCGCTCGTGCAGACCATCGACAAACTCGCTGATGATTTGGAAACACGCTTCTTTGGTGCGGCGTCGTTCCAGCGTCGTCAGATCGATGTCCTCAAGACTGCGAAGGTGATTCAGCAGGACTCCGACGAGTCCTACATGAAGACCTTCAACAGTCCGATGGCCCCGATCCAGACGGATGCGGACGAGCCTTACATGTCGGCTTATGCCGACGACCAGTCTCAGGCTGTCCAAGTGGGCAAGTCCGAGACGGGTCGCGCACTGGCTCCGTAATCCGTTTCTTCGGAGGGTCTCGTCTTGATCGATTACTGGGAGCTGAGTAAGGACTTCGCGCCCGGGGACTTCGTACAGAAGTACGTCCCGAGCCGGAACGTTACCCTTTCGCCGTACGTGGGCCGCGTAACTGCGGTCCTGCGTGGCATTGGGTTTCTTGACGTCCAATGGCCGTTCGGCAACGAGCGGGTCAGCCCTGAGGAAGTGGTCAAGGTGAACAAGGAGTTCGCTGCGTACCTACCTCCGATGCACGACTTTTCGTACTATCCGGGGCTCGAACAGATGCGGGCTCGGTTGGCTTCCAAGCTGCCTTGGAGGACGACCGAGCTGCCGCCTGGCTTCCACAAAGAACTAGCCCGGCTGGTTCATAAGGGTGCCAACGAGATCCAAGCGTACGACGAGTTGTGGCACCGGTTTGCTTCGTACGCGGATGACGAGGCTCTTCGGGATGAAGTGGCGAAGCTCTATCGGTTTGCCGATACGTCCCTGGAGTTGTTCCTGAGCCAGCATGCTCAGAAAGCCGCTACTTATTGGTTCGCCCAAAACCGCACGCATCGGGCGACCAAGAACGAAGTCACGGCAAAGCGCCCTAATTGCCCGAAGTGCGGATCTGCCATGAGGAAGGCCACCTACAAGATGGCCGAGGGTCAGCGAATGCGCCTCTTTGCGTGCCCGCAGGACCTCTACCTCATCAAGCAGACCGACATCCTCGGTCCGCAAGGGGAGCCCATTACATGGTGACGTCGAGCGTTCCTCCGACTGTGAAGGGGTTTCTCACCATCTTGGTGGGTCGCTTGACTCAGTACGACAAGAAGTTGGATGCCAAGCAGCCCAACATTTATCGCCTGGGGTTGCTGTTCGCGGCCAAAGAGAAGGTCGAAGCTCGGGTTAAGCGATACCTCGACGACTCCACCCCTCAGGCTCTCGACGCTTTGAAGGAAGCTCTCACCAAAGAGTTTCTGGTGGATCACATGCCGCCCGTCAAAGCCGTCATGAAGATGATTGACGAGTATTTGGCGACCGGAAAAGCACCCAAGTACGCGACTCAGCGCCTAGTGGCTCGCTATTACGGCGTCCAGCCCAAGAACGCCGCTCAGCGCCTCGTGGCTCGTTTCCAGGGGGTCTGAACATGGCTTTCTCCAAGTTCGCGAACGCAGCAGTCGCTCAACCTGTCATCAACATGGCGGCTTGGGACGACGTGCGTGCCAAGGCGATGTCGGGCTCTGCGTTCGCCACTCGAGCAGCTCACTCGCAGATGTTGGTGCAGAAGTTCAATCCTCAGCAGTACATGCTGAGTCACTGCACGATCATCGCTTCCGTGGACGTTGAGAACGGTCCCGGGACTTTGGGTCGTCAGATCGACGGCAACTTCCAGATCGATCGTCGGTACTCGGACTACTACATCACTCCGGGGACGACGAAGTACATCAACAACAACCAAGATTCCTGGGAGCGCAAGCTCTTGCTCGGCACGTTCCGGACCTTCATTGGTGGCCAGAACTACGTCGAGCACCTTCAGATCCCTGAGATGTCGAAGGGCCGGATCATCGATGCCGCAGCTCGCGACATTGGGGACTCGATCTACGTCGACATCCTCGTAGCGACGGAGCTGAAGCACCGTCCGTTGATCTCTGCGATCCGTTCGAAGCAGCTCTCGACGCTTTCGATGGGTTGCACGGTCGCGTACACGATGTGCTCGAAGTGCGGCAACGTCGCTGAGGACGAGACACAGCTGTGCTCGCACATCCGTTACATGAAGGGCAACTCCTTCATCGACGGCTTGGGCAAGGTCCGGAAGATCGCCGAGCTGTGCGGTCACTACACGGACCTCCAGAGCGTCAAGTTCATTGAAGCCTCGTGGGTCGCCAATCCGGCGTTCACGGGTGCTGTGCTGCGTGACATCCTCACGCCTGAAGAACTAGCGACGGTGGGCGACCGCATGCAGGTCGCGTTCTCGATGCCCGCACCGGTGGCGGATCCGCTGCTACGCGCCAAAGCGGCTCGCGATACTCGTCTGGCTCAGATCCAGACGAACGAGTGTCAGGTCGTTCGTGAAGTGCAGACTCCCCACCACTTCCACACAGTGTTGGGTCAGCAAGGTGAAGAGCAATTTGAGGGTGCAGATGATGCGACCCCCAAGAAGCCCCCGGCTGGTGGAGGCGACGACCCGCTGAACAAAGCGGTCAACGATCTTGCGGACATTCTCAAGGAAAAAGCCCTGGAGAAAGTACGTGGGGAGATCACCAAGAAGGAGGTCACTCCTCGTGCGGATCTCAGTGAGAACGAGAATAACACTCTCGTTCATCAAGCGTCGAGAAGCCCACACTGGAGATCGATCGCCAGGGTGGTGTTGTCCAAACTACAGGATCGGGCTCTCGCGGGTCACATCGTGACGGGTCTTATGCTGTTCAAGAGCGGTGGTTGGCACGCGATCCGAGAAGCGAATTCTTACTCAGGTCGCGAAGTGCTCGCAATCTCTCGGTTTTTGGACGTGTTTCAAGGATCAATGATCGCAGGGGAGACTCGTGTCTACCGCACTGTCTTGGCGGTTGGCGGAGTCTCACCCTACGGAGATGTAGATAGCTATTTAGCGGCATGTCGCCGCTTTTTTGGCCGAGAACTCACTACCTCAGAACGTGACGCCCTCATCACGAAGGGTCGAATCTTCGACCTAGGGGTGTCGTGATTCTCTTTATGACCCTGTGAAGGGCATAGGAAGGTGTCCCGTCATGCGCGAGCGAACTACTTGGAACCGAGACCAAATCGTCAAGTTGGCCAACAGCCTCAAGAAGGCTGATGACCCCCGAGCAATGAACCAAGATCACTTGAAGCAGCAACCCGCTGCTGACAAGTACGAGATTGGCGGCCCCTCCGAATTCGGTGAGGACGTCTCGCCCGGTACTTGGCAAGCCGAGTACAGCGGCGACGAAGTGAAGCGCAACGAACTCGGCATGCCCGAGATGCGTGGCGACACTTTCAACCATCCCGAGAAGACGGCTGCTCAGGACGAAGAGGAAGACGACTTCCTGGAGAAGAAGGCCGACGTTTGCTTGAGCCTTGCCAAGCGCATGTTGCCGAAGACTGCCTCCGCTCAGATGATCGAGGACCAGGCCTTCGCGTTCATGCACATGGCGGACGCCGACATCGTCGCCACTGCGGCTCGTCTCTCTTCGCAAGAAGACGAAGACAAGGGTCAGCAGGACAAGGAACAACAGGACAAGAAGGAAGCCGGCCAGATCCCCGAGAACTTCAAGAAGAAGGACGACGAGGAAAAGGGTCAGCAAGACAAGGGCCAGCAGGACAAGAAGGAAGCTGGTCAGATCCCCGAGAACTTCAAGAAGAAGGACGACGAGGACAAGGGCCAGGATAAGGGCCAACAGCAGGACAAAGAAGCTGGTCAGATCCCCGAGAACTTCAAGAAGAAGGACGACGACAAGGATCAGGACGACGACCAGCAGAAGCAAGCCGCTGCTCAGATCTCTGCCCTTCAGAAGAAGGCGTGTGACGCCCTCATGTCGGGTGATCAGCAGGGTGCTCAGCAGGCCGTCCAGCAGATGGCTCAGCTTCAGCAGGCTCAACAGCCCCAGCAGCAGATGAGCCAGGAGCAGGCTCAGCAGCAGGTTCAGCAGATGCTGTCGCAGATGATGCAACAGGGTCAGCAGGGCCAGCCGCAACAGCAGCAGCCCATGGGCGACGACCAGATGTTGGACCAGATGCTCCAGCAGCAGACGGCGTCTTCAACCGACACCTCCATGCTGACGGCAGGCACTGGCGCCATGATGGACATTCAGCTCGAAGGTCCGTCGATGGACATGACTGAAGTTCGTCTCGGTGCTGAGGATGAGGCCCTCACGGCCTTGTTCGCGAGCCACGACGAAGTCCAGCAAGCAGCTCACGCTTACTCTCTCCAGAATGGCACTCCCATTCAGGCGAGCGTTCCGGCAGGTATGACTCGTACGGCTTCGACACGCACGGTTGGCACTCGTCCAACTGGTGGTGTTGCACAGCTCGGTGGTGCTTCGGCTCCTTCAGCGGGCGGCGAGATCGACAAGTTGTCGGGTCTTTGGGCGTCGGCTCCGGATGTGAAGAGCGTGTTCGACACGTGATTCGCGTCTGAAAGCGACCCCCAAGTTTCCTAAATCCCAGATGTAAATCGTCCCACCCCAGCAAACGAAGCCAATTAGGAGAACGCAACAATGCCTATGTCCATCGGCCAAGGCTCGGGTGACTTCAGGGAGACTTCTGGACGTGTCCAGATTTTTCACGAAGGGATTCGCAACTCGCTTGGAATCCTGTCGGCGGATGCTTTCACGCAGAGCAATCCCCCCGTCATCACCACGACCGGCAACGTCTCGACCACCCTCGCGGGTATCAGCAAGAAGGGCGTCCTCGGCGCCTCGATCGCCTTCACGCGCTATGACGCCGGCAACGGCTATCACGGCGGTGCAGTGAAGATTGCCACCGCGTACGACGCCAAGCTCCGCCCCCTCGGCATCTTCATCAACGACTCTCTCGGCAACCCCTACGAGAACACTCCCGGCATCGCGTCCGGTCGTGGCCCGTATCTGTGCGGCCGTGGCTCGGTAGGTCTCTCGATCTGGGAAACCCAAGACCAGATCGCGGACACAACTGCTCTGACGTACGCGGCGGGCAACCTCCTGTACGCGAGCGTCAACGGTTTCGTGACCAACAACATCGCGGATGCTTACGAGACGGGCGCAAGCACGACTCCGACCATCATCGGCATCGTCAAGATCGCTCCTGACGCGAACAACTCACTGATGGTCATCGACCTCCGCATCTGAGCGGCGACCTCTAACTGGGAATTCCCGCAAGGAAAAGAAGTCATGAACCAAGTTTCCAACGAACTCAAGCAGCAGATCATCAGCGAGTACATCAAGACCGCCGCCGGTCGCGCCAAGCTCGCTACCTCCATGATCCAGCCGCTCCGCCTTCGCCGTGACTACACGGCAGTTGGTCGCAAGACCTTCTTGGTCGAGCAGTTGCCAGACGGCGCTCTGCCCATCTACGACAAGGACCCGGAAGTTACGGCGTTCGTGGTCGGCGAAGAAGGCCAGAACATCGTCGCGATCCAGAAGCCTCGCCGCGTGATCTTCCCGTTGTTCGAGATCGCCTCGAACCCGGAGATCCCGCTCACGCAGATCAAGGAGCGTCGCTTCGACTTGATCGAACGCAGCCAGGACTTGGCGAAAGCCCAGATCCAGGCCGCGGAAGACGAGCGCGTGTTCGCGGTCTTGGACAGCATCGCTGTCTCGGGCTTCGACACTCTCCCGGGTCAGACGAACCCCGACGTGGCCGTTGTCGCCCCGATTTCGCCGAGTGTCCTCGCGGACGCCTTCGCCGAGATCGAGCGTCACGACTTGCGCGTGGCTCGTATCTACATGAACGCGGTCGACTACGCGGATATCCGCAAGTTCGGTCGCGACATCTTGGACATCGAGTCTCAGGCAACCTTGCTGAAGACCGGTCTCCAGGCGACCCTCTGGGGCGCTCAGATCATCACGAGCCGCCTCGTTCCGGCCGGCTTCGTGTACGTCTGCGGCGAACCGGAGAACTTCGGTCGCTTCCCCGTCCGCACGGAACTGACCGTGCTGTCGGCGGATGACCCGAAGGCCCGCACGATTGGTTTCAGCTGCTTCGAGAACGTCGGCATCGGGGCCTTCAACCCGCGTGCTCTGACCCGTCTCGTAGTGACCCGCGTCTGAGCCAAAAACAGCCTTGACGGGCTGATTGTCGGGACCCCTGGTTGGCGCAAGCTGGCCGGGGGTTTCGTCTATTTAACGTCCCTTTTGAGGTGGAACTTAACGTAGGTATAAACACACGTAGACTTTTTCGACGTGGTGTGTTTATACCTACGTTAGTGACACAGCCTTTGGCCAATTTAGGTCCCGACGAGTTCTACCGTCTATACGTTGAAGAGGGCAGGACAGAGACTGAGATCGCAGTCCTGTACGGCACCTATCAAGTGCGGATCAACCGTCTTCGAAAACAGTTCGGGATCCTCACGATAAGTAAGAGTGATCGCCTGAAGTTACCTGGAAAACTGGAGCCTCGACTTCGGTCGATTCTTGTGGGGTCTATGTTGGGTGATGGCCGTCTGTTTAAGACTGGGTCCAAGACGGCGGCCTACACAGAGCATCATTCGGTTAAGCAGCGCCCGTACCTCGACTGGAAGGTCCAAGAATGGGCAACCTTCTGGTTGAGCACACGAGATGTGGTGCACCATGGTTTCCCGGGAAACGTCCTCACAACCCATGGATGCTCGGTGCTGTTCCCATTCTGGCAAACGTTCTACCCGACAGGTTTGGGAGACAAGGTGTTCACGGGGATGCCCTTGGAGTGGGTGGACGACCTTGCCCTTGCGGTGTGGTTCATGGACGATGGCTCTAAGGGCCAGAACGGCGTGCGATTTGCTGTGAGCCCCGATCCCGCCAATCAGCAGGTGTTGATGCGGGCTCTGCGTCATTTAGGGATCCAAGCCAACCTCTACACGACAGGGGACGCTGAAATCTGCATTCACAGCCGCACCTCCTTGAACCGCTTCCTGAAAAGGGTAGAGCCTCATATGCATTCCAGCATGCTGTACAAGCTGGATTTCCACAGACCTAAGGCTGGCATTCCCCCAAGAGACTTGTTGACGACCGAACGCCTTCAACCTCTTCTCGACCGAAGCTTTTCGGCACAGGCCATCGCCGAACTGTTGCAAGTATCTCGGAACAGTGTGAGGAGGGCTTTGGATCGGATGGGCGTTCCACGGAACACCCCAGGCCGCCCTAAGAAAGTCGTTCGTCAGGAGTTGGACGACGGGTCAGCGTTGGAGGCGATTCGTCGTCTTGATGCAACCTCCCCCACCTATGAAGATAGCGTGCTGGGGATCCTGTTGAAGACGGAGATCCCATTACGATTGCCGTCGCAGGACGAAGCCCTCTTGGATTGGTGTCGCCTGATGAAATCTCCCGCCCACTACCAAGACGGTCAGTTCTCTGGAATCTCCTCTGCTGGAGCCCGTCTCTGCCAGCATTTGTTTGCATACCGTTGGGACGCTAGGTATCGGGAACATCTGTCGGCCCGGGAAGCCTGGTACGACCCCACCTCTTTGCGGAAGGCCGTCCGATTTCAGTTGAGGGTCAAAGACCCAATGACACCCGTCCGGATATTTCGTGCCGTGCAGGCAGTCGTTCGAGCCCCTACTAATTTTAGGCCGTGCTTTGCGAAGGCAGTTGTGAGTAGTCTTTGCCCAGAAGGGGGCTTGGTCCTCGACCCCTGCGCAGGTTATGGAGGTCGTGCGACGGGCACTCTTGCAAGTGGTCGACCATATGTGGGGTGTGACCCTCATCCCGACGCCGGCATGGCGTACGAGCAATTGGGCCGCTTGTTGGGGTTGTCGGAGCCCCGCTTCACATTTCACGGACAACCTTTCGAAGACGTGGACCTAGGCCAGCTTCAAGCTGACCTGGTCTTTACGTCCCCACCGTATTTCTCGGTGGAGCGTTATTCGGAAGATTCGCGTCAGAGCTGGGTTCGCTACAGGTCTTGGAATGACTGGCTTGAAGGTTTTCTTGAGCCTTTGATCCGGAAATCTTGGACTCATCTACGGCCAGGGTGTGTGATGGCTATCAACACTAAGAACGTGAGGATAGGACGCCAAGCGTACCCCATCGCCCAAGAGCTACAGACCCGCGCTCAACGGGTCGGATTCCAACTGGAAGACACCTGGAACATCCCGCTCGGCTTCTTGGGTAAAATGCGGAGTACTGAGCCCTTGTTTGTGTTCCGCAAGCCATCCGTGGAATGATTTTATAGGTCCGCCCAGGTGATGTACTCCTACGACCGCCGCACCGTCACCGCCTCCATCAAACAGATCACGAAGGCATACATCCGGACCTATTCGGACTCTGGAGATGAGAAGGCGTACATCGAATGGATCGACGACAAGGGCAAGCCGGGTCGCACTGAAGGCAAGGCTGATGGAGCGCACATGAAGGCGCTCCTCGATCGAGCCAAGCGTGAGAAGGTGAAGGTCGAGACACAGAAGTGGGCTTCCTGGAAAGAATGTGAAGCTGCTCGCCGCAACGATTGGATCAGCGAGCAGAAGATACTGTCCGCGCAAGACCTGCGTGCGGACTCCAACATCTCCAATTCGGCTTGGGAGCGGGGCATTGCGACCCTCTTGGACAACGTCACGTCGATGAAGTCGCAGGTGGACCGCTTTGGAGGCATCGTCAACGCTCTGGAGAGGGGCCACGGCACGACCCTCAAGCAGCAGATGACGGAGACAACCTCGATTCTTCGGGTCCTTCAGCGACGCCTTGGCGACTGACGGTTGGTGTATAAGGGGCTGTGGCCGATACCGACAAGACCCGCATCGCTCAGCTGGAACGTGAGCTGTCAGAGCTTCGGACTCGGGTGGATTACATCTACCGCACGTTCGGTCTTACGGGTGAAGAAGTACAGGACGAGCTACGTCAGCGGGTCACCATGCCCGCCCCAGCGCCCAATCAATGAACGCACGAGAGCAGATCCTCTTTATGTGGGCCGGTAGCTGGCTCGCGATCTGTTGGGGCAGCTATTTCGCGACCCTAGCGTACCGGGCGATCCGGCGACGGGTGTATAAGGCTCGATGCCCGAGACCTCCCTCGCCCTAAACCTGCGGGGTAAGAGCCGAGAGGAGTTGCTACGTACCAAGCAGCAGCTCGAGACGGAGATCACGTCCATCAGGACACAGCTCGATCGAGCCCGTAGGGAGTCTCGAGAGATGGGCCGTTTCGCGAAGGTGTTGTGGTGGTGCAAGATTCACCAAGCACTTCGAATCAAGGGTCGACAGTGTCAGCAAATCCAGTTCGAGTTGGGCCGGCTGCGTACCGCTCGTCAGCACAGTGTAGAAGGCCACTTCCTCGACGTCGCTCGAGAGCGGATGGATCCTGAGAAATTCCAGACCTTCTTGGAGACAGCAAGGCAGAGAGCCCTCAAGACTTGACGTTTTTTCTAATGGGTTGCGTCCAATAGGACCATGCCCTCAGATCTCGCTACACGCTTCAAGACGGTCAGGAACCTAGTAGCCCGCAGTCGTGCGGCTGAGTTCACCCCCTATCGTAGGTTCAAGCCTGGGGACTCCGTTCGAGTATTGCCGTCCCATGGGTTCGCTCACTACAGGGGTGACACCGGCACCATCGACAAGATGATCCCGATCAACAAGGCGTGGGTTGAGAGTGAGAAGAACGGTCGCATCATCGTCGACTTGGATGATTTGGAGCCGATCAAGACAGTCTCAGCTCGCACGGCCGCTCTTGAAGCCGACGTTAAGGAAGCGGTGTTCGCTTTCCTTCGGGATTCCAAGTTCGGAACCCTCTCACTTGGGATGGGAGCGGCGGCCAAGAAGGAAGGCTTGATCTTCGGGCTACGGGATGTGGCCAAGGTCCTCAGGGCATGGTTCGCCGACAAGGAGCCTTCGGATGACAAGGGAGAGGCGGGTTTCACGTACCTGAAGTCGCCTGCTGGCCAGAAGCTCTTCATGGGCCTTGTCGAAGGCGTCACGAAGGTGCTGAGGAAAGAGGGAGCCCGTACAGGGTTCAAAGACGTGGGTGAGGCAATCGTCGCCTTCGCTGAGGATAAGTGACAGCTGCCGGCCGCCTCGTGGCTCGCTTCAAACGTGAAGCAGTGATCCGCAAGGAGAAGGGTGAGTACTGCGTCCGGTCCCCCGACAACGCGGACTGGAACGGCGGCTGCTATCCTTCAAAGGGTGAGGCTGAGAAGCGGCTCGAACAGGTCGAGTACTTCAAGAGCAAGAAGTGAAGGTTGAGTCCGTCCGGTGGGCCTAAGGTCCGCTAATCCATTTGTTTGCATTTCTATATGAGGCCCCTTCCGTTCGCAGGGTGCCCTGAGGAGATAAATTCAGATGAGTACTCAGATTCAATTTAGGGCTGGCCACGCTCAAAAGTTCATCGCCACACGCAGCTTTTCGCTGGGCAATTCGGGCATGAACATCCAGCAGGGGTCCGAACTAGACTTCGATGGGACGCACGTCAGCTACGCGGGCAGCCATCCGGTGATCATGCCGCAGCTTCGTGGAGCCGTGAAGGCGGGTTGGGTTGTCCTAGCCGCTAACTACGACCCCAACGACCTGTCGTCTTCAATCCCTCGTCCGGCGGGTGTGCAGGTCCGAGAGGCGAAGGGTGGCAATCCCATGGATCCACCGGTTCGCATTCCCGTCACGACCGCAGCGGCTGAAGAGCGTGAAGTGGGTAATGTCCGGAGCCACGCTCAAGGGGTGCAGGCTCGCAACACCAACCTGTATCAGCCTCAGCCGGGCCGTCGAACGGCCAGCATGACGGTCGAGTCTCAGGAGGGTGTGACGGTTCGCCATTTGACGACGCCCGCCAAGCAGACAACCAACTTCGAGTACGAAAGCCCTGCGGAGGCCATCCGTCGAGCCGACTCGGCACGTGTCCAGCCTGGTATTGGGCGGACTCGTGAAGAGATGCTGGCCCAGATGTCGGAGCAAGAACAGGCGGAATACCTCTCGGTCTTGGACTCCAAGAAAGCGGGCTACGTCGATGCGCCCGTCATTGTGGGCCACATTGCTCCGATGAGGAATGCCCAGAAAGAGGGCTTCAACATCAACAACTCGGTCGGTGGTGGGATCGAGATCGCCGATGCGGGCGGCATGGGGGGCGACGTGGTGGAGAGCACGGTCTCCGAAGAGGGCATGGTGTTCCGCAACACGAACGTCGGGAAGCCGAAGCCCCAGGCTCGGCCGGTTGTGGCTGCTTCGTCGGCGGCCGACATGGACACTCGTCGTCGCATCGCTTTGGCGATTTGCCCCGACTTCCCCAACAATTACGTGTTCGACGACCCGGTACGCAAGAAGATTGCTCGTCTCCAGGCCGACTTCGACGACCGCCCGGACGTCATTCGAGCGGTAGCGGCGGCCGACACCGACTTGGAAGTCCGGCAGCGTCTCGTGGAGGAGTTTCCCGGGGCTTTTGCGTGACCCAAGAAGAGGTTCTTGGTAGAGCCCGGCAGCTCGCAGCGGAGGGTCATATGATGCTCCCTGCGGATGATCCCGAACGTGGGATGCGGGGCTTTTTGGCCTTCTTCATGGGTGACGACGGTGAAGACCTGTCGGAAATCCTGGAGTGGCCCTTATTCCAAGAACCTCTTACTCCCGACAAGGCGGAGGTCGAGCCCGAGGAGCTAGCGCTCTTCTTGGCCTCTGGGCCTGGCCCTCTGGCCTTGTGTGACGACCCCCGCAGGCTTTGTATTGGCTTCGTCCGGTACGAGCCTGAAGAGGGTCGATCGATAGTCCGTCAGAGCCGTATAAGGCTCATCAAGGCAGCGGACGACAGCACTAGGGCGGCCATCATGGGTGTTCGTGAGCGATTGATGGCGGAACCCCTGAACCCGCAAATCGAGCTAAACCCTTAGTTTCTTCTTGTGAGCGTCCTTCGTGTGAATGGCGCAATCCAGTGACGGGTGTTTGAGCCGTCCCGTGCAGAAAACTGCCGGGGCGACCCTCTACCTCATGGAGGAGTTGGGAGACGCCCGTCTTCGCTGTGATCAGCTCATGCGCTATATCGATGAGGCGGTAAAACTCATCGAGAAATCGAGCAAGAAGGACTACTTCATGGAAGTAGCGGGGCATCTCATTACAGGGATGCCTGAGACGGCCTTCAAGCTCCAGAAGGCTCTACAGGCGGTGGCCCTTGCGGCTGACCGCATCGACTACGAAGAGCTGAAGCAGGAGTTGCTGCCTGAAAAGGTGGAAGAGCTGGAGCGTGTCCTCAAAGAGGTCCGCATCCGTCCCGTACAACATCGTTCGGAGAATCCTATGATCACGCCCAAACAAGCCGCTGAACGTCTACGAGAGTTTGCCCGCATTGCTCGTGAAGAGGGTTCCTTGCCTTTGCACGATGTGGCGGCCTTCATCAGCGAGCTGGACCCCACTCGTCAAGCCAGTACTGCCCTTCCGGTGGCGGACGCCCTCGACAAGCTGGCGGGCATCTTGGACGCTCCCACCACTCAGTCGGTGACGCGACAGCAGCTCGCGACCCTCCTCTCCCGCATGGCGATGGAGTCCGAGTTCGACGCCACGTTCTCTACGGTGAAGCAGGCGGGCAAGCCAAAGCTCACGCAGGAGATGATGCAGCTCGGTGATGTGGGCGACGTGAAGAAGAAGTTCAAGGAGCAGAATCCGAACATCTCGGATGAGGACTTGAACGAGATCGCCAAGCAGTGGTCGGACAACAAGGACGTCGTCAAGGACAAGCAAGCCCTTACGGCCGCTGATCAGACCTTGGTGGAGAACTTCGATGGCATTCGGACCCAAGCCATCACGGCCGCCCGAGCGGCGAACGTCAGCAGGTGGCGGCCAGCCCTTTTGGGCCTGTATTACATCGTGGACGAGATCGGCACTGTTCTGGTGAAGCTCGGATCGATGGACACGCAGAAGAGCGAGGCTCTGAAGCGTGAGATTCGTCAGCAGCTCCCGCAGGCGGCCAAGAACGTCGAGGAGATGAGCGAGTTCTCGATCCAGGCTGCGTCGGCTGAGGTTGACCCTTGGAAGGTTGAAGCCTCGCTCACCGAGGACGCCAAGCGCTCACGCTTCGAAGAAGGCGTGTCGGCGGATCCGACCGAGAATATGTCGCCCGAAGATGCCGCCAAGTGGAAGACGGAGCATGACAACCACAAGGACAACTTCAAGGCCGCTGACGACTTGGCGTGGAAGGTAGCGTTGGGTCCCGACGCTGGCCACTACTCGAAGTTCGAGGAGGGCAAGCCCGCAGACCCGACGGAGAATATGTCGCCGGAGGACGCCAAGAAGTGGAAGGTCGAGCATGACAACCACAAGGACAACTTCAAAGAAGCGTCCGCTGCTTTGGCGTGGAAGGTAGCGGGTGAAGACGAAGAGGGCCCAAAAGAGGTCGACAAGTCTGACGCCAAGAAGGGTGAGTGGACGATCTTCGTCCAGAAGTACAGCCCTTCTCGTTGGCGTTTCACCACTGTCAATCCTCAGGGCGGTAGCTACGGCACCGGCGCTTACAATAGTGCAGCGGCTGCCTTGACAGTGGCCAAGAGCAAGACCGACTTCAAAGACGTCAAGAAGGTCAAAGTCATCCAGCAGGTATGGGATTACTCGGCCGGCAAAGAGGGCGAGTACGTGACCAAGAAGACGTGGATGGAGGATGTGGCGTGATGTACAGCTACGACCGTCGCAACTTCAGGGTAGTGGCTTCCGACGCCCTCTCCAAGGACACTGAGCTTTCGGTGTTGATGCGGAAAGGTCAGTGGCCCTCTGATATGTTCAACCGTGGCTCCATCCTCACCGTGACGGACGGGGGCAGTGTAGGCAGCACCGTCAAGCTCAAGATGAAGGGGCAGGTGATGGGCGGCCCCTACGACTTCAAGGTCGTCTCTGAAAAGGATGGCGCTTACACCCTGGAGTCTTCGAACGACCGTTTCAAGCGTGGCCTCAAGGTGAGGATCAAGGCGGCCGATTGACTCAACCGCTCATTTCTCGTCCGCCCTATGGAGAGGGCCAGCCAAGGATGCCTCTTGCGGTAGCGGAGCTGCCTGGAGGCGGTCCTGCCGATACTGGGATCTCTCTGGATCCCAGTATCCCGGGCGAGGCTACGTTCTCGAAGCCGGTGGACGACATCCGGAAGCCTGAGAACGAAGACGAGTCGATGTACCGTGTCGAGGGTCCGGATGACATGACGAAGGACCAGACGGTCCCCGACAGCATCGACCATTCGAAAGCGAGTCCGAGCTTCAACAGCGGTAAGCCCTCTGAGGAAGGGGGCAAGACCAAGTACCCCTACAGGGACGATAAGCCGAACGCCCACAACGCCGCTTTCTTGGCCGAGCAGTGGAAGCTCGAAGGCGCTCCTGTACGGATAGTTGCGGCTTCGGCCCCTTACGAGGTGGTCGAACTAGTCCAGAAGTCGGCTGCGAACCTGACGCAGGTCCTGACCGGGCTGGACTCCAAGTTTCAAGCCCGAGCCCGAAAGTGCTCGGCAGCCCTCAAGCGAGCCGACACCAAGAACCTGCGTTGGATCTTTGCTGTAGAGTGCGGGAACGGTCCCAAGGCCGTGAAGGTTCGAGCGATCCCGAAGGGTCGCAATCTGGCGTTCGCCAAGCTCGACCTCGAGTTGTCGTGCTCGTGTAAGGCGTGGCAGTGGTTAGGGCCGGAGTTCCACGCCCGGACGGACGACTACCAGCTAGGTAAGCAGGTAGGGACCGCTTCAACGCCCGACATTCGAGACCCTGAGCGCGACAACAGGGTGTGCAAACACGTGGCCGCCGCTTTGTCGATGACCAAGAACTGGGCTCTCCCTGAGGCTAAGCTTCAGCGGGCCGTCAAGAAGGCGGACCGTGTTCGTCGGGTCCTCAAGCGGGCCATGGACAAGCGGGCTTGCCAGGTCTGTGCGGCTCTCTACGCTCTCGATCCCCAGCACCAAGAGAAGGGCTGGAAGCGAACCTTCGAAGCGCAGGACGGCCCCCTGACCGTCTACGCACGGGCTCAGGGAGAGGCTGAGGGGCAAGGGAAGTATCAACTTCGCAAAGAGGGCCAGGAATGGTCTTCGAAATGGATTCCTACCCGCGACTTGGCCGGAGCCATGGGTCGTTTAGGGTTGGACAGGGGTTGGGAATCGGTCCCGCCCAAGCTGCAAGCATGGCTTCGAGAAATGTAAATCCAGAAATGCCAACCTATACTTTCAAACGAACGACCGACGGAGCTTTGGTCTCGAAGCGTATGAGCTTCACTGAGTACGACAAGGTGAAGTCCGGTGAGTCCACCTTGGTGGACGACACGGGACAGTCTTTGGAGATCGTGTTCAACCCTGGAACCGTGGGCTTCGTCCTCAAGGACGGCGTCTCGGGTGGGTGGATGAGCAAGGCCAACAAGGAGAACAAGTTCCGCAAAGAGCGGGGCGTGGTCATGGCTCAGAAGGAAAAAGACCACGTTTTCAAGTCTCGCCTGGTCCCCAATTACCAGGGTCAAGAGGCTCACAATTGGGCCGATATTCAGGATCACGTACGGAGCACTAAGGGCGCTGAGGCTGCAAGCACTTACGCACCCCTCGTTGCCAAGGAGCGCACGTTATGAGGGACTTCAGTGTCATTCGCCGCCGCAAGAACATCGTGGACGTTCTCACCCCCAAAAGGGCGAACGTGGCGGGCTACCGCTTTCAGGTAGCCACCAACTTCGACCAATCGTACACGACCGTCATTACGGCACCGATTGGTTCGGGATACCTCGATCCTGCGATCAATCCGATGGTTTTGAACGCCGTCAACAACAACGACCAAATCAGGGTGGTATTCAACCCTGACAGTTTCAACGGTGTGGCGGGCATCGCGGATGCCGCTCACTTCTGGATGAGGTTCGTTGCCGTGGACTTCTCGGGTACTCCTGGGACTCCGGGTCCCGGGACTCTGATCCTCACGGATGCCGAGCATTACGGCAACAGTCGGGTGCAGATCGCAGGTACGGCGCCTCAAGGAGCCGCCATTGCGAACTCGCTTCAGCTCAACCTTCCCCAGAATTCTCAGGACTTCTACATCAAGAACGCCAATGCGTCTGCGGGCAACGCTCTTTACGTGTCCTACACGGTAGGCGGGGCCGAGCAGCAGGTGAGCGCTCAAGAGGTCATGCACAACTACGACGGCCCCAGCGACCTTTTAATGGTCCGTGGGGCAGGTGGAACGGCCGCCTTCTCGGCCTCCTTCACCAACTATCTTCCCCTTTGACGCTGAGATTGCACAGTTTTGAGTTCCGAGGTTCCTTTTATCGCCTGTGATCCACAGCGAGGAGTATCGCGAAAATGCTGAGGCTAGTACACGCACAAACGGTTCAGGGACCCATTTTGGTCGACGACCTTGATGACGGGCTCCCCAACAAAGAAGTCCACCGGCTAGGTAGCTCGGGCGACCCCAAGGCTTACAAGCGCGACGGCTATGCCGGTGCGGACAAGCAGCCTTGCTACGTTCCGAGGGTCAAGAAGACCGACGCTACTGTCGCGGGTTACATCGACCTTCGTCAGACCAATCGGGTGACGTTGTCGTCCAGCAAGGGCAAGATCTCCAAGCTCGTGCAGGCCGGTCTCATCACCACGGTGTCGTTCGTACCGACCGACATTGCGACTCCGGTCGTCACAGGCGCCGTACACGGCGTACCCGGAACGGGCGACGTCACGATCACGGGTACCGGATTCCTTTCGGTGGCTCCCGAGATCTCGACGGTGTTCGTGCAGGGTGCAGGCGTAGGCGTAGGCGGCATCACTCTGAACAGGACGCAAATCCTGGCCGGAGCGGGTGGCGCCTTCACCGACGTGTCGATCGTCATCGACACCTTGTTGGTGCCGGGCTTGGCGGCTGGTGACCACGTCACGGTTCGTTCGGACGCTCTTACCAGCAACACCTTCACCGTTACCTGAACCGTGAAGTGTTTAGCCTCCTCCCTGCCATCCTCGAAGTTGAGGGCACAAGCTTCTACCGGGTCGACCACCGGTGGATGCCGAAGAACCTCATTCCGGATCCGTACCGGCGAAACCTTCTCAAGGATGCGCAGGGGAGACTCAACCGGCTCGAAGGAGCTATCGCCGAGCTTCAGCAACTCGACCGGGCTCCCCTCTACATCAAGCTCCTCGATCGCATGCGGCGGTCGGTCAAGGGGGCACAATTTGCTTGGCGGGCGGACGACCTCGCTTTCGTTCAGTACATCGCCAAGTTCTACAGTGATTATGGGATCGTCCTCCAGAACCTCAAGATTGACCAAGCACGGGGACGTCTCACAGCAACCTGACCAGGGAGTCTGAAAATGCGTATCGGAGTCATTCGTGGTGATCTTCCAGGGCCCATCCACTTGGTGGACTTGGAGACAGTTTCTCAATACAATCCACCCACCGAACCGAAGGGTCAGGAGCTGTACATTGGGCGCCCGACCACCACGGAAATCGAGGGGGTTCTGGCCAACTCGACGTCTGGCGCCGGTGCAGTGATCCAGGGGTCCGATATCTCGGGCAACTTCTCGATCACCATCACGGGCTCGAACGACACCTTGAGGGTCCGCACAACGGCTGCGGGTTCGTTCACGGTTGTCACGATCGTGCACGCTGTGTACGCCAGTATCACGACCTTCTTGGCGGCTATCAACGTCGCTCTGGCGGGTACGGGTATCACGGCTTACCAGGGCACGGGCACTGGGCAGCGGGTGTCGATCGAGAGTCTGACCAAGGGTGTGAACAGCATCGTTGGTATCGACTCTGTGGGCAACGGCGCGACGGGCAACACGCCCCTCGGCTTTGGCTCTTCGGCCATCCAACGCACGATGCCGTCGGCTGCGACGTTCATCACGGCGTTGAATCCCATCAACGGCACCTTGGACGTGTCGACCGCCACCATCAACGCTGTGGGGGCCAGCACGGCCACCAACGCCTTGTCGCTCATCCCGACCGCTCGTGGGACGACGGGCAAAGTGGCGGACGCTGTCGCACCTAAGCTGGCTGAAACGGCTGTGGCGATCGACAGCTACCTGGTGGGCATGATTTCCGAGTACCGGAACGCTGCCTTCAATCCCGACAGCCGAAGCGGCCTCCCGAGTGCGGCTGCCATCTCGGTGGTGGCTGATGATGGCGTCACGCCCTTCGCAGCGGGCCTACCGGTCCTCTCGGTGGCGGACCTCAATACGCCTTCCACCGGTGCGCTCACGCTCACGGGTACGGGCTTGGGCGGGTTCGACAACAAGGAGACCAAGATCCGAGTAGCGGGTCCGGGCATCAACAAGACCTTGCACCAGAAGGCCATCGAGGCCGCTGGCGGGTCGGTGTCGGCGACCTCGATTGTGGTGCCGGCGTCCCTCATCCCCGGGGCGACGCTGACGACTACGACTGCTCGAGTGCAGGTCCGTCAGCGGGCGACCGCTGCGGTGGCGATGACCTGATCCAGGTTGTCGCGTGAAAGAGGGCCCCCTAGCCGGGGTCCTCCAGATGAAGATCCAGATCGAGACCCCAAATCAGATTCGAATTTTACGGCCCTTCTTCGGAAGGGGCGAGATTGGGATACAAAATGTTGAGCAAAGATACAGAATTTCGAACGTCCGACCTCTATTTCGCGGCCTATCTTCAGGTAGCGGGAGTAGCGATGACCCGGACGGAAAAGAGCGGGACGGGACGGGTCAGCTTCGTTTTCGACCCGACGATTTCGAACATCGAAGAACTCAAAAACGCTTGGTTTGCACAGACGGGCAAAGTGTCGGGTCTTCAGTACGCTAACGCGGTGAAGGCTCTCAAATCGATCTGCCATATGGCATGAGGGCTTCTTCGTCATGATGAACAAAACCGACTACCTGCGAAACGCTTTGGCGAACCACGTCCTTCGGGGTGTGACGTTCACGCCTCCGTCCGCCTGGTACGTCGCGTTATTCAACGTGACGCCCACGAGTGCCGGCGGCGGCACTGAAGTGACGGGTGGGTCCTACATACGCCGAGCAGCAGTGTTCTCTGCGTCTTCGGCGGGCGAGAGCCACAACACCAACGTCATCACTTACCCAACCCCGACGCTGGATTGGGGTGACGTCCCTGGAGTAGCGGTGTTCGACGCCTTGACGGCAGGCAACATGCTGTACTTCGGTACCTTGGGGACGCCGAAGACCGTGTATGCGGAGGACGCCCTCTTTTTCCCAATCGGGTACTTCTCGATCACGGAAAGCTGAGCCTCATGGCGGCCACTTTTCGAACGCGCTTAGTGCAGATCAACCAGCTGATCTACGATCAGGTGGACCTCTTTTCGGCCAACCAGTACACCCGAATTGCTGGAGTGGTGCCCGCTGACGTGACGTTGACGTTGTTCCTGAACAACACCGTCGTGGCGTGGCCCCTTCTCGACGGCTCGGTGGTGTCAGATGCCCAAGTGGTGTCGGGCTCCGTCTACTGGGATGCGCTGCCCAATCAGGGCTATGGCCTTCGGTTCTTTCCCAACTCTCTTGGGCATTGGAACCTGCTGATCAACTATCCTGGGACGTCTCAAATCGTCGGGATCGACTTCGATGTCGTGAACCTTCCCCTTGCTGTCGAGTCTGGCTTGACGGCGGGTTTCTGCACCTAAAGGAGGCGCGCTATGGCTCTATTGGACACGGTCGTCAACGACTCCTTCTCGGTCTCTGCGGATGCCATTGCCTTGGCGATGTCGTACCAATACAGCCTCCAAGACCTCATCGTGATGGGGGACTCCATGTTCGTGGAGACATCCTTCAACACCGACACCGTCAACATCAGCGACAGCATCTTGATCTCGAAGGGCTTTGGGATCGCGGTTTCGGATGCGGTAGCCGCGAGTGACGTAGCCTCTACGGGTTTCGTACGCTGGGCGACGCTCGGTGACAGCATGGCGGCGGCTGATCAGGTGAGTCTTCAGACGTCGTATGCCAAAGCACTCTCGGACCTCGTGGGGACGGCTGACACGATCCACACGTGGAAGGGCACCGACTCGATCTTGATGGCTACCCTGGATGGGTCGGCGGACCTACGGGCGGTGTTGTTGAAGAAGCAGGTCGCTGTCATTCCTGCGGGCATGCCCGCTCGTGCACAGGTGCTGCCCAAGACGGCCCCAGTACAGACCGAACACTTTGTTGTGGATCCCAATCCTCCCCGTAAACAGGGAGGCTAAATGAAAACCCAGAAATCAGAGGAAATGAATGGAAGCTACTCAGGCTGTGGAACTAGTCGACGAAGCTAAGACCAAGACCAAAGAAGAAGAGGCAGCTGAGCGGCAAGCACGTCTTGCCAATAGCCCCGACCTTTGGAATCGCCTCTGGAAGGAAGAGGGGCAAGAGGAGTGGCGAAAGCAGGCTCTGAGCCAGGTCTACACTCGCATCGAGCGCATTCTCACCCCGGGGTCCAAGATCGTCGATCTTGGGGGTGGCACCGGTATCTTGGCTGAGCGTCTGAAGGTCACCAAGAAGGTCGAGCCTCTTGTGGTGGACCACAGCGAGGCCGCTCTCGAGAAGGCGCGAGAACTAGGACTCGAGACCGCCATCGCCGATTTGGAGAGCGATGCGGACCTCGATCGAGTTCTCGATCGTCCCTTGGATGTTTGCATCGCCACTGAGGTGGTCGAGCACCTGAGTGCGGAGACCCGCCATCGGTTGTTCAAGCACGCTGCCAAGCGTGGGCGAGCCTTGTTCTCGGTACCCAACGATCGCTTGGGACCTGATGAAGAGCCCCAGCACACGGTGAAGTACAACGCCATGTCCTTCAAGAGGGACTTGCAACAGCACTTCGAACACGTACGGATCGAAGTGCTTGGACCGTACCTTTTGGGGGTTTGCGGTTGGGAAAAAGGCTTCACCCTGTCGGTGACGATGCCTTGTCGTGATGAGGGGGCGGACCTCGAGGCCACCCTTGCAAGTTTCCGAGCGGTGGCGGATGAAATCGTCATTGGTGTCGATCCTCGGACGACCGACAACACCTGGGAAATTGCCGAAAAGTACGCTGAAGTGGTGTTCTTTTTGAAGGACCCTGAAGGCCCCAAGGGTGACGAAACCCCTGAGGGTGGAGTTCATTTCGGGTGGATCCGCAACCAGTGCATGGACAAGTGCACTTCAGAGTGGATCTTCATGACGGAGGGCCATGAGCGGTTGGTTTCAGGGTGGGAAGCCCTGCTTTCGCTGGACCAGATGCCCCCGCAGACGAAGCTTGGATTCGTCCTCCGTACGGGCAACGATCAGCAGTGGGCTTTCCCTTGGCTGTGCAAACAAGACTCGCGCATCCGGTACGCCCGTCAGACGCACAACATTCTGGACTACCCGACCGGCACCTACGCCATCAACCTGCCGCAGGTCCGCACCCTTCACGAGCGAGCTATCGACCGTGAAATGGCTCGTCACGTTCAGAGAAAGACTCAGAACCGTGTGACGTTGATGGACGACTGGGTCCACAACGGCAACGCCATGTCGCTCCACTATTTGGGCTCAGAATGGCGTGAACACTCGAACGATAAGGCGATCGAACGGTTGGAAGAGTACCTGAGGGTCCCAAAGAAGAACGGGCCCATGCGGTACCACACGCGCCTCATCCTCTCGAAGCTGTACAGCCAAAGGGCTTCGGATCCCACTACCCCACCTCGAACGGAAGAGCAGAAAGCGGCTGATTGGATCAGCGCTCGAGACATCCTTTTAGGGGCGGTCGGGGACGATTGGAGCCGGACTGAACATTGGGTTCGGCTAGGGGACTTGGCGTTCCGGGAGGACAAGTTCGAAGAGGCCCTCCAATGGTATACTTATGCGGGGACTAAAGTTGGAGAGCCGCCCTTCACCCTGTGGTGGGTGGACCTCCCCATGTACTCATGGATCCCAGCACAACGGCTGGCCATGGTTCACGGAGAGTTGGGTCGGTTCGAAGATTCTCTTTATTGGGCGCGTAAGGTGCTGGAGCTGCTTCCAGACAACGCCGAATCCGACGTGTTTGAGGAAGCCAAAACCAACATCTCACTGTTGGAGGAGTCAATTAGCAATGCAGGCCAAGGACATTCAGAACGAGCAGGGGCTGTCTGACGAGCTGCAAGCCCAGGGCGTTTTCGTCGTCGAGGTGCTCCGAGACGGGAAGAACGGTCCTGAGGTTGTGCAACGTCGTACAATCCCCAACCTGGTGGTCAACACCGGCAAGAAGCAGATCTGGCGCAAAGCCACTGGTCTGAACACGAGTCTGTTCAAGTTCCTCCGCATCGGTACGTCCGGTGTTGCGGCGAACTCTGCACAGACCAACGTGGTCAGCCCCGTGACGGGCACGCTCCGCACTGCTGACACCATCACCCTTCTGTCGGGTACTCGTACCTTCCAGTGGGTGGTGTCGTATCAGTCGGGCGGCGGCACCAAGTCGGCTACCAACATCCGCGAAGTGGTGGTCATGAACCAGCACACGTCGCCGGGTGGCAGTGCGTTGAGCCGCAGCACTTTCACGGCCGTCAACAAGACCACGGCAGACAAGCTACGAATAACCTACAGGGCTCGCGTAACCTGAAGTTATCGGACTGTTGACAGTCGAGTTAGAATTCGATATGCTCTGGAAATGAGCAGGAAAATCGACCTAACTGGGCAGGTATTCGGTTCGTTGACGGTGATTCGAGAAGCGGCGTACCCACCGGGCGGAGAGGCTCGGTGGGTTTGCTTTTGTTCAGCGTGCGGTAAGCCCGAGCACATCGTTCGAGGGTCCTTGCTTAGGTCTGGCCATACGAAGTCCTGTGGCTGCTTGATAGGTCAAGCAGAGGATCTCACGGGCCAACGGTTTGGTCGCTTGGAAGTGTTACGACGGTCCGAAGCACCCTTAACTCGGGAGCTGACGGAACAGACCACGAGGTCCGCTTGGTGGTGGTGCCATTGCGATTGCGGCAATGAGAAGGCGATTAGCGCTCAAGCGCTAAAGACGGGTGGCGCTAAGTCGTGCGGTTGTCTTCAAAAACAGCGAGCCGTAGAGACACACACGGGTCACGCTACCTACGAATCCGACCCTGCGAAACGTAGTGAAAGTGCCACACGGGCTCACAGTGTACTTCGCAAGTACGGGTCCAACGCTCCTCGTCCTAGGGCTAAGTTCCTAGAGACCCTTCATAACAAGGAGTGGTTGACCGAGCAGTACGTGACCCAATGGAAGTCTAAGGCTGAAGTTGGTCGAATGGCGGGGTGTGCTGCGAGAACTGTTCAACAGGCTTTAGATCGACTTGGGATCAAGCGGGTCGAGTTATCTCCAGACCTGGTGGGCAAGGGTTTCACGGATGGCCGAGGACGCCCGAGGGTTACAGGTGATGCCGTTACGTCACAGGTTATGTACGGTCGTGCCCGCCGTCTCGTAGCCCCAGGTCCGTGTGTGGTGTGCAGGGAGGTCGGGAAGCACATCAACCACAAGGATCGCAACCCTTGGAACAACAACCCCGCCAACCTGGAAAGGTTGTGTGTGAAGTGTCACAACGGTCAGCATTCGGTCGAAGAGGCGGTCATGATCGAGTGGCTCCGTGACCGATTCGGCGTCTCCTTCATGGAAGTGCACCTAGAGGCCCGTCGGCGGCTACAGAACGCTAGCTAAGCCACGTCTTTTCTAAAGTCCTTTTGATCTCTCAGAAGTGAGGTTTCATTGGACCTAAGACACGCTCCAGCTGTTCCGGCAGTAGCCGTACTTTGTCAGCGAAGCGGAGGGGCACATGACGGGGTTTAGGGACGCCACCATAGATCCCAACGCAGGAGGGACCCTCACCGTTACAGGGACTACGCCTACATATGCCTTGGGAGACCGCCTGTGGGCGTTCTACAACGCGGACGAGGTCAACGTCCCTCTGACGATCCCAAGTGACTTCACCCTTGTTGATAGCTACCAGACCTGTAGTTTCGACAACAATAGTGCAGGCATTTTCAAATACACGGGCAACGGTGGGGCCGGTACTCCGGCGTCGGGCCTGCCCAGCACCTATTCGTTCACGACGAGTTCGCAGTCCTTCCCGTCCACGGTCTTGCTTCTGTTCACGTGGGCAGGGTTGGACGACACCACGATCACGGACGTTCAGCACACTAACTTAGGTACAAATCACGTCACCAACACGACCGCTTCATTGAACGGCTGTAATACAGCGAGCGGCGATCAGGTCTTCATTTTCGTCGCGTTGGATGCTGTCGACAATTCCAAGGACTTCACGTTCTCGGCCACAGGGTTTACTCAGAGGGCCGTGTTGTCAGGAGCCGCAGGAGGCACTGCTGAGTACAGCTCTTTGGCCATGCTGTCGATGGATGCTCCCGCTACGGGGAGTCCTACGGGCACCATTACCCTGAACATCACGTCCACGCCGTTGACGGGGGCCGATGCTGGTGGAGTGATGGCGTGGGTGTTGTCGATTCCTACAATCACAGCGGGGACCCTCTACGATGTGGATGCGGGGACCGACACCCCAGCTGTTACGGATTCGATCACTGCGGGAACCAATAGGCCCTCCTTCGATATCTTCCTGCCCGGTAAAACAGGACCTTTCCTCGACTAAGTTTCTTTTGACACCTCAGAGGTAGAGGAGCCTACGCGGATCGGGACCTATGAGCTACGAAACCACCTCTGGAGGCAACACCGAACTTAATCGGAATTCTGGCACACTTGGCGTCACCTCTTGTTTTTGGGTGAGGTACTTCGAGTTCGTTGATGGTGGGGATCCTGCCCTGTACGCGGTAGGTAACGGGGACGACTGGTCGTACAGCATCGGTGACATCGCAGGCAGCGGTATCCCTGTTATCACCGACACCTGTGTGAACACTCAGGGGGGCAATCTACAAATCGTTAGCACGGGTTCTGACTCAACGTGGATTTTCGTGTGCACGGTCGCCGTGAACGGCGTTGGTGTCACCGCCTACTGGCGTCATGAGGGTGAGAATTTCCTCCACACATCTAATGTTTCAGACACGAACATTAGTACTGTCAATCAGTTCTTTTTAGTTGGAACAGGGGGTGGGTCCACCAATCATAAGCGATTCACGGCCTACAAGGAGTGGTCGACGTCTGCGGCGTTAACGCCTGACCAGATCTTTGCTGAGAGCCAGCAGAATGCTCCGATCGTCACCACTGGGTTGACCAACTATCTTCAGTGCGATGCGGGACACACGATCGGGCATGACCAGTCGGCGGCGGCTCAGAACTGGACCGTCACGGGCACAACGCTAACGATCAGCACCGACGAGCCCAATATGTTGGTCTCGCGGATCGAGATCCGCGGTGCCGCCACTGTCTCGGCTTCAAGTGGCGTGTGCAACAAACCTACGGAGGTTGTTGCGGGCGATGTCTTGGTTGCGTGGTTAGGTAACTACAACTCTGCTTTCGTCAGCTTGTGGGCGTCTACAGGGTGGACTGTTCTGGCCGCGACTTCAGAGCGCGGCGGACCTGGCGGGTCAGACCTCAATTGCGCGATGATGTACAAAGTAGCGGGGGCGTCAGAGTCTTCCAGCTACACATTTACCGCCACGGGTACGGCGGGCAACATCGACGTTATCATCTGTGCCTATTCGGGCGTCAACAACACGACTCCGTTTGATAATTTTTCGGTCAACAACAGTGGGGGTGCCAACTCAACCGTTACCGGCACAGGGTTCTCAGCTGCCAAAGCCAAAGAATACTTGGTTTACGGATGGTTTGGGGACGACAATGCTTTGACGGCTGCTCCTTCAGGGAGTGCGGGATCTCTTATTTCCAGAGTGGACGGCACCTCGTTTCTGAATCTCGACAGCGGGTTTTCAGGCTACTACGATGGTGCCCTAGTTAGCTCTGGTTCGACTGGCAACTATGTGACGAGCACGGGGGGTGCCGATACGTGGATCGTCATCATGGCGGCCCTGAATCCTGCGACCATTAATTATCGAGCGTCCTCGACCGCTAGCTCTTTGAGCGGGGCCACCATCAGTGCAGTGGACCCTGGGCAGGCAGGGGACTTCCTCCTAGCAGTTTGGGAATGTGACGGCGGCGGACAGACATGCAGCCCGCCCGATGGGACGTGGACACAGATCTTCAATGCCTCGTTGACGATCACTGATGGAGCCACTTACTACGTTTGGTACAAGAAATCGGCAGTCGGGAGCGGGAGCTATATCTTCACTCCTGGCATCACCTTGAACCAAGGGCTCGTGATCTCCGCGTGGTCTGGCGTTCACCCTACGACGCCTCTTCAAGTGACGCCTGTCTCAGAAACACATGACGATGACCGTGCGACTCCCGCTAGCGTCATAGCCCCCACCCTGACCACTACAGCTAACGGATGTCAGATCGTTTGGGTGGGGGTTGCAGATCCGGGAACCTCCACCCCCACGACCGTTGATTTCGTACCACCTTCGGGATACGTCGAACGTGTAGCGTTCGCTGACACGAGCGGTTGGGACATCATTTGCGTTGCGGACAACGGACAGGGGACAGCGGCTGTGGTTCCGTCGGCTACAGGTACCTTCGCAAGACCCGCAACAGGGTTCGGCGTCGTAGGGTTCCATATCGCGTTAGCCCCTGCATCTTCAGGGACCCTCTACGACGTGGATGCGGGGACCGACACCCCAGCTATTACGGATACTGAAACAAGCTCCACCGTGTACCTTCGGTTCTCCTACAAGTCCCATACCTTTTTGGATTGAACGATGAGCTACGACAACGCCAGCACAACAGCGATCCTGAGCCGCACCGCGGGTCTTGGTCACATCATCATGTTTTGGGCGAAGGTGGTGACCTACCCGGGCACCACCCTTTGGACGCTGCTTTACGGTGAAGCCACCTTTAACGAGTTAGTGATCGGTGCCGACGGCACGAACATCACAACCACCCAAGTTGGGTTTACAACCGACGGCCCGCCAGACACACAGATTGTAGCGACCGGTAGTAACACCGCTTGGCTTTTCTTCTGCGTGGTCGCGGACGACACGGTCGGGATCAACTATCAGTGTTACTGGCGGGCTGAGGGTGAAACGGCCCTGCACTTCGGGACGTTGGGCACCGCTAGTGCTGGTGGGTTCACGCAGTTGTTCTTAATGAACAACCCTCCGACCAGCCATAACGTTCATTGTCGGATCACGGCCTACAAGGAATGGACCGCCTACAACGCCCTCTCCCCGGGTCAGATCTTTGCGGAGTCGACGCAGAATGCTCCGATCGTCACCACAGGCTTGGCCAATTATCTTCAGTGTGATGCGGGCCACACGATCGGCGTCGACCAATCGGCAGCAGCCAACAACTGGACCGTCTCGGGCACAATTACCACGAATGCTGATGAGCCCTCTATGGGCATCACGAAGGCTTACGTTCGCCAAGCCTTCATACACGAAGACACTCCGGGTCCCGGTACGCTGGGGACGACCCTAACGTGTCAGTTGACTAATATTTTGGCGGGCTCGACGCTCGTCATGTACACGACTTGCGATAACGGTAGCCAGACGACCCGCACGATAACGTCCGCGGATGATGTGAATGGTTCGTGGGGGTCTCCCTTGAATACTATTCATGATACGTTCGACAACTTCGACGCCTACCAATCGTACTTCCCCAATACGGCAAGCGGAACCATCAACGTCACTTGTACCTTCTCTACGTCCACGCAGTACAAGACCATCGGGGTCATGGAGTGCGTGAACGTCACGACGGCTCCTCTTGACGGTCACAACGGGTTGGCCAGCACTTCGGGCACGGGAGGCTCTGATGGTTGGGATGCGGGAACGGTCACCAATACATCCCAACCGGCCCTCGTGATTGGTTTTAGTGCACAAATGGATACGGCGTTCCCTCCTAATGCAGGGACAGGTTTCACAGACTTTGGTGTGCTGGTAGGAGCCTTCGCGGCTCAGAACGCAGCTCGTTGGGAATCTAAGCGTATTACAGCTACCAACGGAGTGGGTGCTACGTTCACTGATACTCAGATCAGGTGGCACCTCACGCTGTCTCTGAAGCTCAATGAAGCGGGTGTCTTTTACGACATCGACGCAGGTACAGACGCTCAGGCGGTGACCGATACTGGAACGCGGGCGGCTGAGTTCGGGCGCTTTTTAGGGACGCAGATCAGGATGTTCTGATGGCCCCACGTCTTCAAGGATCCTCATGAGCTACGACAGCGCGTCCGCCGGTTCTCTCATTCTGAGATTCGGGTCCAGCAACATCAGCATGGGCTGGTTCCGCATGTTGTCATTCGTAAGTGACAACATGCAGATGCGGTTCTCCGCAAACACCACTGACTACGCCGTCATCACGGGTGACGGGACCTTCGGTGCTTCTGGTGACCTTGGGTTAGCCGTCACAGGTGCACCTAGTGGCTATCAGACTTTCTACTCCGGAAGCTACCCTGGATGGGTCTTCGTGTGCGTCGTCACGACCTCTGGCGTCGGCACCAAGGTTTATTGGCGCAAAGAGGGTGACGTTGTCTTGCAGTCCGCTACCCAATCTGATTCTACGAACTCTGGCGTGAACGCTTGGGAGCTTCTCGACAGCTTCTTGTCCAACACGGTTCACCAAAGGTGCTCGGCCTACAAGGAATGGGCGTCACCCACAGCCCTTACCTCGACACAAATTTTCAATGAGTCGACTCAGAAGGCTCCAATCGTCACTTTAGGTTTAGCCAACTACCTGTCTTGTGACTTGGGTTCCACTGTCGGACAGGATCAGTCTGGGAACGCCTCAGACTGGACCATCAATGGGACCGTCACTACGAATGCGGACGAACCCAACATGTCGGTCGGGATCGTCTATGACCGGACTCTCAGCACCGACACCATAGCGCTCACGGACTCCGGTTTGGTCGAATGTCAAAAGGGCGATGACCTCAAGGTCACGGACTCGCTCGTCAATGCCGGACTCTTTTTTGATGTTCTAGGGGGCTACCGGCGGTGGCTGAGCTTCGACTGAAGCCAGAGGACGGCACGTAGGGCCACGAAAGCCCTCAGAAATGCCCTCAATAGTGCATTGATTGAAGGCCCTGTTCGATGGCTGACAACACAGTCCTGAACCCAGGTGTCGGCGGCGACACCATCATGACGGAGGATCCCGGCACTGGAGCCAAGATCCCGGTCAGTAAGATCCGTCTTGGGCACCAGGACAACGACTTTGGGGACGTCAGCAACAGCAACCCGTTCCCCGTCGGTGGGGCGGGCATAGACGAACTTAGGCAGGCTTTTCAGGCGGTGCTCGACCAGCTGACCCTGGGGACCATGCAGGTCAGCCAGAACCTGAGCCAAGCTCTGGCGTTGGATGCTTACAACCGTCAGGTGGTGGTGGGCCCCGTCTTGAGCGGAACCGCCCTCAACCCGACTGCTGCCCCATCTTTGATAGCGGGCTCGGACGGCAAGCTAGTCAGGACGCTGCTCACCGACACCTCGGGCCGTCAGGTACTGGCCTCGAACGCCGCTGAAGGCGGGCCGCAACCTTCTTTGGCCAACGTTATGGCGGGGTCGGATGCAGGAAACATTACTAGCACGGTCTACACGAGGACCGACGGAACTGTTCTTGTGGCGGATCTGGCCCTCATGGGCCGGCTTGATGTGATCTCCGCCCAGTTGGATCAGTTGATCCTGATCCTCAGCAACGCCTTCGGCTCTAGCAACAATCAGGGACCCTTGGGTTCTGCGTAAGGAAGCAAAATGGCTATCGAAATTCAAGGTCGTGTTGGCCCGATCGTCGCACAAGACGGCACGTTGCAGGATCCCCGCCTTCTGAAGGATGCCTCGACGGCGGTGTCGGATGCTCACTCCAAGTACTATGAGACCAACTACCGCGGCAACGTCTATTGCGCATCTATTGCCGCAGCTGGCGTGGCTCCCGGTACAGCTCTCGGCACCGCCCCGCCCTTCACCCTCTACAATCCCGCGGGCTCTCCCGTCAATTTGTCAGTCCTTGAGGCTTCTTTCGGGTACGTCTCGGGTTTGTTCGGTATTGTAGCCCTTGTCTTTGCTTGGAACCCTCAGACCACGAACGCCAACCCGACCGGCGGTACTCAGCTCACTCCTAGAAGCTGCCGCGTAGGGTCCCCGACGCAGGGTCAGGGTTTGGCTTTCACGGCTTCTACCGTCGCCGCCACTCAATCGATCCTTCGCCCGTTCCTTTCGGTAGGGATTGCTCAGGCATCCACCGCAGGTGTCCCTTTCCCTCCAGTCATGGATATCTCGGACGCCAAGTTCCTTGTGCTGCCCGGCAACTGCCTTTCGATTCAAGGCGTGGGTGCCGCGGGCACTGCCCCTCTAATCCTCCTGGGCATGGTCTGGGAAGAAGTTCCGGTCTGATTTTCAAAGTCTCTAAAGGGAAGAAGTAAAAATGGCTATCGAAATTCAAGGCCGTGTTGGCGTAGTGGTTGCTCAGGACGGCACTCTTCAGGATCCCCGTCTCCTCAAGGATGGGTCAACCGCAGTTGCCGATGCCCATGGCAGCTACTACGAGACCAACTACCGCGGCAACATTTACTCAGGGACTAACGCCGCAGCTGGCGTGGCGCCCGGTACTGCGTTGGGTACGGCTCCGCCCTTCACCCTCTACAACCCGATTGGATCTCCTGTCAATTTGGTGCTGATCGATATCAGCATGGGTTATGTGTCGGGTACCTGGGGTGCAGGCACGGTCGTACTTGCTTGGAACCCTCAGACCACGAATGCCAACCCGACTGGTGGTACACAGCTCACCCCTAGGAGCAATCGCATTGGGTCTCCAACGCAGGGTCAAGGCTTGATCTTCACTGGCTCGACTGTAGCCGCTACCTCAGCCATCCTCCGTCCTGTGTTCACCTTGAATGCTTTCGCAGGTGGCGCTGTCGCCCCAGGTCCTCCGATGGTGGATCGTACGGATGGCAAGTTCATCGTGCTGCCCGGTAACTGCCTCTCCTTGCAGGGAATTGCTGCTGCGGGCACCACTCCGTTGGCCATCTTCGGGATGACCTGGGAAGAGGTTCCGGTATGATCAAGGTTGTGGTTAACGCTGCTCAAGCTACGTCCTTGCTCTCTGCTTTAGATGCGGGTGGTTACGAAATTCCTGTGCTCATGTACACGTTGGATTACAACGGAAATGTTTCCGAAGTCCTTCTGAACATCACTACGGAACCCCTGCTTTGGATCAAATTGACTGAAGCCTTTGACTTGGACGCGGATATCAAGCCCATCTTCAACAACTTGACCTCAAGTCAGTACTACCAGGTCACGGCGTTCACTCAGTAATGGGTCGCTTTTTGGGCGACCGCCATCGACATTGACATCGATTGCGTCTGGGCAGTGGTCGTCAAACGATGGCTACTGCCCGTCCTTTTTTGAGGGTTTAGATGGCCGGTCTTGGCTCCTTCCTGCTCTTCGCAAATGGTGCGAGCCGACTCGACATCAAAGTCTCGGATACTATCTCAGTATCAACGTCGGGCTTTGCGGAGATCACCGACGATGATGTCAGCATCAGTGACAGCGTCCGCACTGCTGCGGTCTACAGCCTAGTTCTCTCCGATACTGTAGCGGTCACCAGCAGCGCTCTGCTGGAAGAGTTCACCCGCGATCAAATCTCGATCACCGACAGTGATGTCATCGAGATTCTACACCCGTCGGCGATCGACGTGTCGGTCTCGGACACGATCTCGGTCACCGACAGCACGACCCTTTCTTGGGTCTATGGTCGGACTCTCAGTAACACTGTAGCGGTTACTGATCAGACGCTGCGTGAGACGACCTTTCCTCAGGATGCGGTCAGCGTCACCGACAGCTCCAGCACTTCAGCTCAGTACAACCGCACCCTCAGCGACTCGGTAACCATCACCGAGGATCTAACGATTGCTGCGGGCCAGATCGCAGACATCAGTGTCTCTGATGCACCCTCGATCACGGACAGCACTCAGCTGTCCCTTCAGTACTCGATCACCCTCAGCGATACCGCAGCGGTCACCGATTCGGCGGCTCCGAGCCTGACCTTCTCCAGGTCGATCAGTGACACCGTAGCCATTACTGATCAGCTGTTGGTCGAGACTAGCTTCAACATCGATGCGATCGATGTCACGGACAGCACCACGCTGTCCGTCCAGTACAGCAGGTCTCTCAGTGACAGCGTAGCGGTCACGGATCAGATCCTCCGCGAGACCAGCTTCCCGCAGGACACGGTCTCGACTACAGATAGTACGACCCTTTCGGCACAGTACAACCGCACCCTCAGCGACAGCATAGCGGTCAGCGATCAGCTGTTGGTCGAAACGGTCTTCCGTCAGGACAGCGTCAGCGTTACTGACCAGACCAGCACCTCGATCCAGTACTCCAGGTCTCTCAGCGATAGCATCAGCGTCGCGACATCGGGTGACTTCGACCTCATTTCTCCGGCTGAGACGATTTCGGTCACTGACCAGACCAGCCTTTCGCTCTCGTACAGCATCAGCCTCTCGGACACGATCACCGTCACCGATAGCCTGGCCTCGGCAACCGACGTCAGTGTTTCGGATGCGGCCGACGTCACTGACAGCACCTCAGCCTCGACGGTTTACGCTCGTACTCTGTCGGACAGCGTAGCGGTCGCGGATTCGATCGCAACTTCGGCCCAATACGACCGCACCCTCAGTGACACTGCGAGCGTCACCGACCAGTTGGCGATCACTGTTGATCGAAGCCTTTCGGACAGCGCCAGTGTCACGGATTCGACGACTCTTTCGATCCAGTACAGCCGGTCGATCAATGACAGCGTAGCGGTCACTGATCAGACGCTGATCGAGACCACTTTTAACGTTGATGCGATCGATGTCACGGATTCGACGACGACAGCCTTCGCTTACAACCGCACTCTCAGCGACAGTGTAGCGGCCACTGACCAGACCCTCCGCGAGACTAGCTTCCCGCAGGACGTCGTTTCGGTCACCGATAGCACAACCCTTTCGATTCAGTACAGCCGGTCTCTCAGCGACACCCTGGCGGTCACTGACCAGACCCTTCGTGAGACCAGCTTCCCGCAGGACGCCGTCTCGACTACAGACAGCACCACTCTTTCGGCACAGTACAACCGCACTCTTAGCGACAGTGTAGCGGTCAGCGACCAGTTGTTGGTCGAGACCCTGTTCGTCCAAGACGCTGTTTCGGTCACCGACAGCACGACCCTTTCGGCACAGTACTCGATCACTCTCAGTGATTCGATCACCCTCGCGGATCAGACCTTCCGTGAGACCAGCTTCCCCCAAGATGCCGTCAGCGTTACCGACAGTTCAACTCTTTCGGTCGAGTACGGCCGCAGCCTTTCGGACAGTCTTTCGGTTGCCGATGATGTGTCGGCCACCACAGGCCGCATCACCGACGTCAGCCTCTCGGACGCGGTCTCGGTCACCGACAGCCCGTCAACGTCCCTAGAGTACGCTAAGACGCTTTCGGATAGCGCAGCTGTCACGGATTCGATCACCGCCTCCCTAGATTTCTCTAGGTCGCTAAGTGATTCGGTCACGGTCAGCGACCAGTTGTTGGTCGAGACCACTTTCAACGTTGATGCGATCGACGTTACGGATTCGACCCTTGTTTCGGCCCAGTACAGCCGGTCGCTCAGCGACAGCGTAGCGGTCACTGATCAGACGCTTCGTGAGACCAGCTTCCCCCAAGATGCTGTCAGCGTTACAGACAGCATCACCCTTTCGGCACAGTACAACCGCACCATTTCGGACGCAGTTTCGGTCACTGATCAGACGCTTCGTGAGACCAGCTTCCCCCAAGACGCTGTTAGCGTCAGCGATACGATCAAGACCTCGGTGGAGTATGGCCGCACGCTTGCGGACTCGGTCACGGTCAGCGACCAGTTGTTGGTCGACAGTGTTTTCCGTCAGGACAGCGTCAGCGTCACCGATACCGCTACGACGTCCCTTCAGTACTCGATCACGCTCTCGGACAACGTCAGTGTCACTGACCAGAAGCTGGTCGACACCGTCTTTCCGCAAGACGCCTTCAGTGTCACGGATCAGACGACCCTTTCGATCCAGTACAGCAGGTCGCTCAGCGACAGCGTAACGTTCACCGATCAAACAACGATCGAAACGGGTTTCGTTCAGGATGCGGTCAGCGTCACTGATACGACGAGCACTTCATTTGTGTTCGGACGGTCGCTCAGCGACTCGATCACCGTCACGGATCAAACCCTCCGTGAGACCAGCTTCCCTCAAGACAGCGTCAGCTCCGCCGACAGCACCAGCACCTCGGCTGAGTACGGTAGGAGCGGGTCGGACACGGTCTCGGTCACCGACAGCACGACCCTTTCGGCACAGTATTCGATCACTCTCAGTGACTCGATCACCCTTACTGACGACATTGAAGCCACCACCAACGCAGTCCTGGATGCGTTTGCTAACGACATCGTGGTTGTCACGGATCAGCTTACTGCTGAGACGTCCTACGTTCGGTCCGCCTCCGACACCTTGGCGGTCACGGACCAAATCCTTCGTGAGACCAGCTTCCCTTCGGATACGGTCTCGGTCACCGACAACACCAGCACTTCAGCTGAATATGGTCGGACCCTTGCGGACTCGGTCTCGGCTACGGACCAGACACTTCGTGAGACGGCCTTCCCGCAGGACGCCGTTTCGGTCACCGATAGCACAACCCTTTCGATTCAGTACAGTAGGTCAGTTTCCGATAGCGTAGCAATCACTGATCAGACCTTCCGTGAGACCAGCTTCCCCCAAGACGCCGTCAGCGTTACGGACAGCACCGCCCTTTCGGCACAGTACAGCCGCACCTTCAGCGATTCGATCTCGATCACCGACCAGTTGTTGATCGAAACCCTGTTCGTCCAAGACGCTGTTTCGGTCGCCGACAGCACCGCCCTTTCGATTCAGTACAGCCGGTCTGCTAGTGACTCGGTCTCGGCTACGGACCAGCTCTTCCGTGAGACCAGCTTCCCGCAGGACGCCGTTTCGGTCACCGACCAAACCACCTTGGCTTCGGTGTATGGTCGAACGCTCACCGATTCGATCAGCGTTACGGATCAGGCGACCCTTGAGACCAGCTTCCCCCAAGATGCTATCAGTGCCACGGACTCCGCCTTCAGTTCCGTCGAGTTCTCTCGCACACTCAGTGATGCGATCTCGGCCACTGACCAGACCCTGACTGAGAAGGCGTTCCCACAGGATGCCGTCAGCGTCAGCGACACTCTCACGTTGGCGGCCCAGTACAGCCGCACTCTTTCGGACACCGTCAGCACCACGGATGAGTCGGACGCGACGACCAGTGCGTTCGAAGCCGTCACGGTCAACGATGCTGTTTCTGTCACCGACAGCACGACTCTTTCGCTTGAAATTTCCAGAAGTGCTGCGGACACCATCAGCACCACTGATGAGTCGGAGACCGCCAACAACGACATCGCCCTTTCGGACTCGGTCACGGTCAGCGACCAGTTGTTGGTCGAGACCATCTTCGGGGTCGATGTCGTCTCGCTCACCGACAGCACGAGCCGTTCGGCAGATTTCTCTCGCACCCTCTCGGACACGGTCAGCATCACCGACCAGGTCCTGGATGAGGAAGTCTTCAGGTCAGACGCCATCAGCGTCACAGATTCCACGGTTAGCTCCGTCGAGTTCTCTCGCACCCTTTCGGATGTCCTCTCGGCTACCGATCAGGCCCTTATCGAGAAAGCGTTCCCGCAGGACGCCATTTCGGTCACCGACCAACTGCTGTTGGCGGCACAGTACAACCGCACCCTCAGTGATACGGTCAGCGTTACCGACGAGGCTTCTACCGAACAAGAGACGGAAGTCAATGACAGCGTCAGCGTCACCGACAGCACCGCTCTTTCGGTAGAGTACGGGCGTTCGTTCTCCGACAGCATAGCGGTCACCGAAACCCTCTCCGCGGGCTTGGAGAAGGTCCGCACCGTCAGCGACGCCGTCAGCGTTACTGACCAAAGTGTCACATCCCTGGAGTTCTCCAAGAGCCTCAGTGACACGATCTCGGTCACCGACACTGACATCCCGAGCCAGGACAAGGACCGGTCGGCTTCCGACACTCTTTCGGTCACCGACCAGACGACACTATCGACGGTATACGCCCGTACGGGCTCGGACGCTGTCAGCACCTCTGACACCGCTAATGCCTCTTTCGAGGTGTCGCGTGCCGTCAACGACACGATCGTCGTTACCGACGCAACCTCTATTGAGGTTCACAAGAACGTCTCCGATACGGTCTCGGTCACTGACCAGACGTCCCTCAATGGAGATTTCTCTCGCACCCTTTCGGACACCTTCAGCACCACAGAAGCGGTGTTTGCGGGCCTGGAGAAGGTCCGCACCGTCAGCGATGCCATCAGCGTTACGGACGCCCTCTCTGTCGAAGTCGACAAGACGCTGGCTGACGCAACCAGCGTCACCGACACCCTTACCTTGGCGGCGGAGTACGGCCGCACCCTTTCGGACATCGTCTCGGTCACTGACCAGACATCGATCAGCTCGGTCTACAACCGCACCCTTTCGGATTCGGTCAGCATCACCGACACCGCGAGTGCTTCGTTCGAAATAGCCCGTGCCGTTAGCGACACCATCAGCGTCACCGAGACTTTGACGGTCGACCTTTTCCAGGGTCTTTCTGTCCTGGTCACTGACGCTGTTAGCATCACGGACCAGCTATCTCCGTCCACCCAATACTCGAAGACGGCTTCGGACGCTGTTGCTGTTGCCGACAGTGCCGCCACGAGCTTCACCTACGAGCGGGCGGCGTCCGATAGTGCCTCGGTTACCGACAGTGTAGCGGTTACTCGAGAGCTGAGCCGCTCAGGGTCCGACACGATCACGGTCGTTGAGCAGCTCTCTCCGAACACCGACTACATCCGCAGGCTCCAGGATGCCCTGGTTCTAGCGGATCAGCTCTCTTCTTCGAGCCAGTACGTCCGCACGGCTTCCGACATTGTGTCGGTCACGGACGCCATTTCGATTGAAGTCCGCAAGACGGTTTCGGATGCCATCAGTGTTACGGACCAGGCGGTTCTGGTGGCTGAGTACGCCCGTAATCTTACGGACACGATCAGCATTACCGAGACCCTCAGGGCTTCGACCGACTACGTTCGAACCGTACAAGACGTCGTTGATGTTACGGACGAAGTTCAGATCTTTGCTGAACGCGGGGTTGCTGTCCAAGACGCGATCGACATCACCGATAGTTTCTCGAAGATCGTTAGCTACGTCCGGTCGGCCTCGGACGCTCTGGTCGTCACCGAGCAGTTCCAAGCTTCGACCGATTACATTCGTGCAGGCCAAGACACCGTCAGTGTCACGGACTCGATCACTCTCTCTACCGAGAAGGATGCGACCGTCCAGGACACGGTCAGCGTCACAGATGACGTAGCGGCCGGGCTCGCGATCTTCATTGACCTGTCGGACGCTCTGGTTGTTGCCGATCAGCTTCAGGCTTCGACCGACTACATCCGCAGGGTCATCGACAGCCTCGATCTGACGGATCTACTCCTAGTCGACAAGGAGCAGAGCCGGACAGTTTCGGACGTGATGGGTGTTTCGGACGCCCTCTTCGTTCAGGTCAACTACACCCGCCTTCCCGCAGAAGCGGTGCAGATCTTCGACGACTGCATCGTACGTGTGTACAACAACGGGGTTCAGCCCAAGCCGACCCCCGTCGGACCTTCCAAGACCTTCCGGTACCTTCAAACTCTCACGGCAAGGGATCTGTGTCTCCGGCTCGCGGATCGACAGGGTATGTACAGCCCTGTGGCGGTCTATTACACGTTCTTCCAGATCGCAGCCTCTGGGGTCCCGATGCCGGTCGGAGGTCGTAAGAAGGCAGTGGTGGGCCCTGGCGTGGGTGAATACTATGTGGTGGGTTTGGCGGGTGAGCAGGGTCAGCCCGGTCAGTGGCTCATCCGTTGGGAAATCCAAAAGACCTACGGTTCCCCTCTTCAGTTCGTGGAGCAGCCCTTTTTGGTTCAGGACGCAGCTCCTGTCGAGAAGTTCCAGCCACCCCGCGTCATCAAGCACGGGTGGGAGTGACGCCCTTTTTATTGATTGATCGTGAGGATTGAAGCATGTCCACAGCGTTCTACAGAGGTCAGCAGCTCGGTACGAAGGACCTCGATATTTGCCTCGACAACGCGGCGGGGCATCCGACCAACGTGTCGGAAATCACCTACGCGCTTTACGATGTCACGACAGGTCAAGAGGCCCTCCTGGGCATCCCTCGTCGAGATCCCGCCAACGACAGTGTGGGGCACTATTACGCAAGCGTCATCATCCCGCTGGACGCCAACGTGGGGAGCTACCGCGTTCGCTGGACCTTCCGTGAGATGGTGGGGGGCCCTGTTCATCAGGTGGTCCAAGAGTTCAACGTCATCGATAAGGCGACGGACAGCAACGGAGCGGCTGGGTGCTTCACACCCTGCGAGACCGACCTCATCCGCCGGCTTCGCATCCTTCTTCGGGACAACAATCCCGACCGAAATTACCACTTTCGTCCGCCAGCTCACGAAGAGACGATCCGGCAGTACAACAAGGTATTCGGGTACATCTGGGAGGACTACGAGCTACAGGAGTACTTGCAGAACGGTCTCGACATGGTGTCGGCCGCTCCGCCTAGGACGCCGATCCCCAACTGCGACATCTTGGTTCGCAATTATCCAGAGTGGCGTACTGTGGTCCTCAACGGGGCGATGATGTACGCCTTCTTGGCCTTGATGTCGAACTGGATTGCTGACGAGTTCGAGTACAGCATCGGAGGCGTCAGTCTCAGCATCGATAAGTCGAGCAAGTACGAGAGCGCCTTCCAGACCGTCAAGGACCAGTTCGACAGTCAGCTCGAACGTGCCAAGCAGACGGTGAAGATCATCGGCGGTTTGCAGCAGCCCAGGTTCGGAATTGGGATCAGAAGTTCGTTCGGCCCTTACGTGGGGGCGGGTGTCTTGAGCCCTCAGAAGTTCATCGGATTCTGATTCGCCAACTAGCGGGTTTCATAGGGGTATTTGGCAAGACGAATTCCTTGTTTTGTGGGATTCTTGATCCTGTCCGTTGGTGTATGTCCGAGGGGTGACGGGATCATGCATTTGTGGTTTTCAGGCCACGACCCACCCTGAACTTCGAGCCCACCAGCGAGGGTGTGTCCAACGACGGGGGCAGCTTGGGGTGTGTGCGGTCTGCCAACGAGCCCATTATCGCCATCGCAAAGACTGTCCAAACATCAACGAGGATGACCGCCGGGTTCGCTTGCTGCAAAAGCACGACATCGATTTGGTGCAGTTCGAGCAGTTCCTGCAAGTCCTTTCGAGGCATTACCGCAGGTTAGCCCGCGCTTCGATCGACTAGTCCTTTTATCGATTTGGCTCTTCATCCCCTCCCTTTGGGAAGGGCAGATGAAAAGGAGAGCCAAATGAGCCAAGCCGAGAAACGTCCTCTGACAATCGAGGACCCTGTAGACTCCGAAACTCTTGAACAGCTTCGCCGAGTACAGGAAGCCCGACAGCGATTCGCCGACACCCTGCTTTCGTTGGAGCAGGACAAGATCCAGCTGCTAGCTGGGGTGAAGAAGCTCGATGACCAACGCAACCGACTCTTCGAGGGATTCCTCGTGGAGCGGGGTATCGCGCCTAACGTGCAGGTCGAGATCGACGCCCGGACGGGCAAGATCACGCGCACGGCGGACGACACGGCCCCCGTGCCGCCCCCTGCCGTGGCCGTCTAATCCCCTTCTTGGAAGGCATCTGGTAAGATGTCCTACGCTTCAAATCGGGACCGCGAGCCGTCATTGCTGGAACTGACCAAGACTCCTTGGCCAGTTCCACCTTTGAACCTGTTCCTCACGAGCGGGTATCAGCCTGGTGTTTTCGACCTAGTGTGGACCGATCCCTCAGATATGGCCCTGAACGGCAGGTTCCAGATCTGTGGGGTCAACATCTACCGAAGCTTTGACTCTGAGTTCGGGCCCTACGACAGGGTGAACGAGTACCCGCTTGGAGCGAATTTCATGCGGGATCGGACCGACAACGTCTTGGTGATCGACGAAGAAGTGACGGACGACCAGTGGCTCATGCGGGGCTTCGGTGCCGCAGCTGAGCTAGAGGCGCCCCGGTACGTCTTTCGGACGACTCGCTATCCCATCGTCAAAGAGGGCTCGCAAAAGCTTCCTACGTCAAACGTGGAGGACGTGGAGGTCCGTATCGACGGCGTGACGGTGAAGATTCTCAGCATCCTGGGTGAGGCGGGGGAGATTGAAATCGACCCCAATCATTACCCCAACGTAGGTCTTCAGACCCGGGACCCGAGTGTGCTGCCTGATCCAGGAACGACGGTGACGGTAACGTATCGCCATACACGGTCGTTCTTGCGGACCGACTTGGTGCAGCGGGTCTTCTACCGCCTGACGACGGTAGGTCACCTCATTGCGTCTGAGCGTGGGCCCAACGATCCCACGGAGCTTTTGGAGACGCCCCTGGACAGGGCAGCCTTCACCTCGAGCTACGAGATCGAGAAAATCGACTATATTTGGCGTGAAGGCGTTCGAAGGAATCGTTGGATCCTTGAACAGGGTGGGGAGCGGGTGAAGCTCTACATCCGCAAGCAAGTAGGCGTTACCTGCTCTTGCTTTTACGCGGCCACCAATCAACAGCCTCTCAACGACTGCCTCAAATGTTACGGCACGGGCATCCTCGGCGGCTACGAAGGCCCTTACGACATCCTTCTGGCTCCCGACAACGGGGAGAAGAAGATCTCGCAAAAAGACACGGGCCGCACGGTCGAACACACGTACGACTTCTGGACGGGCCCTTCGCCCCTACTGTCCCAACGAGACTTCGTGGTGAAGCTCAACGGTGAGCGGTACAGCGTTGGAGCCGTACAGGTGCAGACCAACCGTGGGATGGTCCTTCAGCAGAACGGGATGCTCGGCCATCTCGACGAGAAGGACATCCGATACAGGGTACCGATCGACAACCCGAGTCGGCACTTGGCCAATCAGGTCAACGCGGCAGTACCCCCGGCTAACTCTCCGGCTCAGATCACTGACAAAACCAACATCCCGGATGAACGTGAGCTGAGAGGCCGCACCATCGCCTGGGAGAACATCACCTACGGTATTCTCCTTTTTGCCCCGCATATTGTAGATGCAATTTTTAGGGCCGTGTCGGGTATGTGCTAAAATGATCCACAATTATCGTGGGTTGGCAGGCCACCTTCGTCACAATTCGGATTCTTCACACCTGCTGCTTAAAGCAGATTGGTTGGCTTGGAGACAACAGTACAGGGCAACCCTTCGATGCAGAAAGTGTGGAGGTGTCTGGGCCGTAAGCTCAAAGGCCGAGCAGCACTCAAAGCGGTGTCCTCGTTGTGAGTCTCAATACCTACTCTTGGGTAAGAAGGCTTATGAGGAATGGAAGCCTGAGATTTCGGCCGATGTTAGGGTGAGAGTTTCTTCCAAAGCTCGATGGGTGGGTTTGAACGACCTTCAGTTCAAATGGTCCCGAGGAGACAACACCTACGAAGCCGTACGGGGTTTGCTTCAAACTACGACTCCTGTTCAAGGTGTCCTGCGAGACTTAGGTCTGACCTACAAAGTTTTTCGAACAATTGCCGAAGACATCTTGGGGGTGGCAGGCTACTTCAAGTGGAGTCAAGAGCGGAAGTCTTCTGTTGGGCGGATCAACTTAAGTGTTGCTCATAAGAATTACGCACGTTTGGCTCCTTCAGCAAAGGCGGCTCGGCTCAAACGCTTGTATGGGGGGACTTGTAAGCTTGAGGCAGACTTTGCTGAGGCCCTCTCAAAGCACGGCCTACACCCTATTCTGAATGTTTGGCAAGCTGTACCCATTCAAGGGACTCTTGTTCCTCGTGAGGCCGACCTCAAGATTGATCTAGGGCTGCATAAGATTGTAGTGTTGTGCGACGGGGAAGCCTTCCATGGCCCTCGGTTTGCCTTCGGAGATGCTGCTCGACGTGTTCAGGACGACACCCTTACAGCAGAAGCCTACTATGCTCTCGGGTACTCGGTAATACGATACTCAGAGACAGAGCTTAAAAGTGGGTGGGCCCTAGATCACTTATTGGGGGTGGTCTCCGACGTCCGTGCTGAGAAACGACGACTCCTTCGTTTGTGGCACCCGCTTACGGAACGGTGGGCTTGATGTTCGTCCCACCCATCTTTCGCATCAACCTCAAGCCGTTGGTTTCGACCAACGGCGGGGGTGAGATCAGCACGAAGAAGGTTCTTCAGAGTGTGCAGCGCGAGATTCTGAAAGCCGTCCGGGACGAGGTCCAGAAGTCGGCCTTCTCTTCTCGAGCCAAGAGAGCCTTGGCGGCAGGTATTGGAACGAAGGTCGGCACCAACAGTGTTCGGATCATTGCCAAGCATCCGGCCTTCTTCCCTTTGATTGAGGGTCAGAAGAAGCAGCAAATGGTCTGGCTCACTAAAGCCAAACGTCCGATCCCCATCATCCTCGACAACGGCGAGCTGATCTTTCGGAGCGCTACTCCACGGTCGATGTCTCGGGGACGTTGGTACCACCCCGGGCGTCAGCCTTCGACGATTCTCGAGAGGGCTCGCAAGAGTGCTCGCGAGATCATCAAGAAGCGACTGACGAAAGAAATTCAACGGAAGCTTAGGGCTTCGATGGGGTCCAGATGAGTGACGGCGGCATCACAGTTACGAAGACCACTACAGGGTCACTGCTGATCCCTGACATCCAAGTGATGGTGCACCATCAGATCCCGACCTTCATCCCTGCCGATCAGGTTTTGAACTCAACAGATCTCCACAGGGCTATCGGCAGCAAGGCTATTTTTCAGATGTTGAACACCATGCATACCGGCAAACCTCAAGATCAGAAGGGGGTCCTGGAAGACGAGAATCGTCAGCTCCGGGAAGCCCTGATGAAGTCCACCCAGCAGAGCACCGCGCTTCAGCAGAGCGTGAACGATATGGCCAAGCAGGTGGGCGCCTTGGCGGCTGCGGTAACCAAGATGGGGACTCAGCAGGTGACCCTTCAAGCCGTTTCCACCGTGGCGGTCCAGCCGGTTTCTGAGGTGGTGGGCGGGGAGATTCCGATGTTCCTTCCCGATACGGTCGCCCCCACGGGAGATGTGCAGATCCGTGTGCAGGAAGTGCTCTCGGAAGGCGACAGCGTTTCAGACGCCCGGAGCAAGCTCCGCCAGCTCCGAAAGGGCTCGGCAGGCTGATTCTTTTGATGGATCGAGGTTAGCAGATGGACGACGAGACCTCCCGAGTGCTTTGGCACACCCCGACCGAATACGACGCCCTCAGGCACGGGCCGCCCTATTTGCCGGGAATGCCCTATCAGCCGGTGGTCCTCAGCTCGAAGCAACGGTCCGACATCAAGGCGTTCGTCAAGAGCGCCAAAGTGGCTGCGGTTCCTGAAGGGGCGTCCATGACATCTCTCCTGGGTGCCCTTCAGGGAGCGGCTCTTTTGCACCAGACCCATCACTGGAGCACCAAGGGTCGAGCCTTCTATGCCGACCACCTGCTCTTCGAGCGGCTGTACAACGAGTCCTTGGAGTTCATCGACCAGGTGGCGGAACGTATGGTGGGGCTAGGTAAGCCGGCCATCTTGGCGCACGTGCAGGCATCCCTTGCTTTGACGTTCGTGCAGCAATGCGGGCAGCCCAGCACTCCGGACGAGATGGTGTCGTCGAGCCTTCGGGGTGAGCTAGCCATTCTAAGGCTCGTGGGCCTTGTGATAGCGGCTTTCGATAGTGCCGATGCGTTGACACACGGCACTTCAAATCTGCTTGAAGGGGTAGCGGACAAGCACGAGGGCTTCGTCTACTTGCTTCAGCAGCGGGGGACTCCTGAGGCCCTCACAGCTCCACCAGTCGCGATCTACAGCTACAACCGCGGCTGAAATCAGAAACACAGATCAGAGGAAATTCAAAATGAGCAAAGCTGAGCAAGACCAGTTGGGGGTGGGCCTCGACATCGGGACGATGAACATTGTCTCTGCCCGCAAGAAGAGCGGCAAGACGGCCTACAAGCGTGTCCGAGACGCCTTCCTCGACTTGGAGATGGATGCCAAGCGCTCCCTCAAGATGTCGAAGGTGAACTACATCGAGCAGGACGGCAACTTGGTTGTCCTCGGTGACTCAGCCCTTACGATGGCCAACCTCTTCAAACGAGAGGCTCGCCGTCCCCTCAGCCGAGGCGTGATCTCTGCTGGTGAGATGGATGCTCAAGCCATCCTAGGTCTGCTGGTCCATAACGTCCTCGACGAACCCTCCGAAGAAGGGGAGCACTGCTTCTACAGCGTGCCTGCTCCTCCTATCGACGACCCTTCTCAGGACGTCATCTTCCACACGGAAGTCTTTCGAAAGATCATCCGGGACCGGGGCTACAACGCTCACCCGATGAATGAGGCGATGGCTATCATTTACAGCCAATGCGCTGACGAGACCTTTTCGGGTCTCGCCGTGAGCTTTGGAGCCGGTATGGCCAATATCGCTTTGAGCTACCAAGCCAGCAAGGGCATGGAGTTCGCTCTCGCTCGTGGCGGTGACTGGATCGACGCACAATCGGCTAAGGCGGTCGGTAAGACGGCGAGTCAGATGTGTGCCGTCAAAGAGAAGGGCATCAACCTTTTGGCTCCCGCGGGCCGTGAGGAACAGGCGATCGTGCTCTACGTTCGCTCGCTCATCAACTACAGCCTCCAAAACATCGCCGCTCAATTCAAGAAGGTGTCGAACGATGTTTCACTCCCGGAACCCATTCCGTTCATCGTATCGGGAGGGACCACGAAAGCCGAGGGCTTCATGGACATCTTTAGGGAAGAGTTCGAACTAGTCCGGAAGAAATTCCCGATCCAGATCACTGAAGTCCGTCAAGCCAAGGATCCCTTGCAAGCGGTGGCGGAGGGCATGCTCGTGCTAGCCCTTGAAGAACACGAAGGCGGCTGAGGTGTATTATTACCTCGTCCACTCGCTGAAGCGAAGGTTGATCTTGGAGCTGAAGGATAGCTTCGGGCGTCACCCAGTTTATCGCAAGATCACGCCTTTCATTCAGAACCGCTTCTCGTTCAGTGAACGGCCTCAGTTCGGCATTGTGGTGAAGGGTTCGAGCGCTAACAAGGTGGCGTTGGCGGCCGACAATTACGTGGGCATCATCCAGAGCCACGTCATGTTGGCTTACGTGGGCCAGCCCGCTTATCCGCTCGAGTGGGTCCGTGAGGACCTGAAGACGGTGCAGAAGTTCGGAGGCATGCCGACCGCTCCTGGCGTCTATTACGTGGAGATCGTGAAGGCTCCTACGGACCCGGGCGAGCAGGGGGCCTTCATGGTCGACCCGTTGCTGACCGTCACGGAAGAGCCCGTCTTGATGTTTCAGACGGGCGTCGAGCGGGAGGCGCAGCTTCAGCAGATCCCTGTCCGGGAAACGCTTCGGCTTTACGAGAACCGCAACTTCCTCCTGAAGGAAAACACCGACTACTCGGTCGACTACGAAACGGGAGCCATCACCCTACTGACGAACTTCGGGAAGGGCTCGACGCTTTCGGCTGACTATCGCTACCCCGGCGCCACGTTGGGTCCCATCCCCTTCTATTGGAATACCCCGGACTCGACGACGCTTCCTGGTGTGGTGCTGGCTTTCGGTAAGCGTGCCGAGGACAAGCAGAAGGTAGCGGTTGTTGTGTACCAGGACCGAGTGGACGCCGCCAAAGCGTTTGGCGGCAAGTTCGAAGTGTCGTTCGATCTCGATGTCATCTCACGGGACACCGTGCAGATGGAGGAGATCGCGGACCTGACGATGATGTACCTCTGGGCTCACAAGAAAGAGCGCTTGGAGTTTGAGGGTATCGAGATCCTGGATGTCTCGATGGGCGGCGAGGCAGAGGAGATCGCGGACGAGACGGGCGAGGAGTTCTTCTACCAGGCGTCCTTGTCGGTACAGCTTCGAGCCGATTGGGAGGCTCACGTCCCGCTCCCCCTCACCATTTCCAAGATGTCACAGACGACGGCTGACGGCGGTCCTGGCATCAAGGCTGTCGCTAGCGACCTCTTCTTCGAGACCCACCCTATTCTTGAGGGTCGTAACGATTCGTACGAGAGGATCGGATGACCGACATTTTGATCCCCATGGTGAAGTTGGCTCCCAAGGGTTGGCAGCCGGACCCTCGATACACGGGAGGCAATACGCCTCCGCAGACGATCCACATCTCCTACACCTACTGGCAGTCTCTTGGGGAGCCGCAAAGCCTCGAGGATTACTACGAAAAGTTGAGGTCTCTGGAGTCTGCTCCTCTGATCAACACTATCAATTTTAGAGGGTTCCAAGGCCCTCAAGAGCTGTAAGCCGTGCCCAAGTACACCTTCGAATGCACGTGTGGCTTAGGATTTACCCGCACCCTAAAGATGGGGGAGCACAAAACGCACGAGTGTCCCAACTGTCAGGGGAGCGCGCCTCGGGTCTTTGAGGGCTTCGGGTTCGCTTTTGCTGCCGGCGGGTCCGCGCCCGCCAACTCGGGCGTCACCAAGCACGACTACCCGACCGACGATTACGCGGTGGGGTCGAGCGCCGACAAGCGCTGGGAGGAGTATCGGGAGCGGGAGAAGGTCAAGACCGAGGTCCGCAAAGTGGGGGGAAACCGGGCTCTAATCCGCAAAAATGGGGCGGACTACATCGAGTACAAGGCGGGGAGCGACCAGACCATCGAAGGCCGGAAGAAAGTCCGGGACGAGCTGGTGAGCGTCCTAAAGCGACCGCCAGCGTAACGCTCCTTCAATAATGCTTCGTTGACCCAGAGCTAGACATAGAGGCCGGAGGCGAGTCCTTGCGGTCAAGATGAAGATCCAGATCCCAGATTCAGATCCAAAAAGACCTCGATTTAAATCGGAATCGAAATTCGCTGGCGACTGCCAGCTCACAAGGAGTTCTGGATGGCTCTCGGCCCCTTCACTACGTACGTCCCCCCAGGTGTCTACACCCGCACTTTGACGGATGCCAACGCGGCCAATCTCGTCGCTGGTCTTCGTATCCCCGTCGAAATTGGCGTGGGTCAGGAAGAACTAGACCAGCTGGACTTGGAGTTGGTGCGTGGCTCGAGTGCTAACCTCGACCAGCAGATCGTCAACGAGGATGTGTCTTCACGCTTCGTCGTGGACAACACGAACCCCAACAACCCCGTCCTCGGGGCTGTGAACGGGCTCATCACTCAGTTCAAGGTCCGCAACTCCCCGCTCGTGGATGGTCAGGGCTTCGGCCGCGTGACCAACAGCATCCGCAGCGTCACGGTGACCGTCAACGGTACACCGGTCGCGGTCGGGTCCGTTCAGGGTCAAAGCGGCTACGTCTTCCTACAGATCCCTCCGCAGCCGGGTGACAACATCCGCTGCACCTACTACTTCCACCGGTCGGACACGTCCTTCACGGATGACGTCTCCAGTCAGGTAACGCCCACCCAGGCGGTTCTGACGACCCCGGGGTACGCTCCCTTCGAGATTGTCGCGGGTACGACCGACACCTTCGCGTTCAGCGTCGATGGTGTGGCGAAGTCGATCACGTTCGCGGCCGGCAGCTATTCGGCGACGGGCCTCAAGAGTGTCATCGATTCGAACCTCATCCCGGGGCTCGCGACGGCGGTGTTCACCGACAACCAGGGTCGCATCCACTTGAGCCTGATGTCGGCCAAGAGCCTCACCATCGGCGTCGGAAACGCCAACGGTGCGTTGGGCTTCATGGCCAATTCGACGACGACCCGAAACGCCAGTTTCCGGGTGTTCCAGCGTCCGATCGTGGACGGCACGGACGGCGGTATCACGACGACTGACGCCACCAAAGTGGTGGTGACGGTCAACAACGTGCAGGTGGTGGCTTCGGCGGTGGACGGTACCAACGGTATCGTGACCTTGCCGTTCAGCCCCGCCGCCGGGTCTACGGTGAAGGTCCAGTACTTCGCCAACACCTGGCAGGACACGTTCGATTACCTGCCCAACACGTTGGTAACGAGCGTCTCTCGTTGTGGTTTCGCCCCCGGACGTAGCGACTTCATCGAAGGCCAGGACTTCGTGGTCTCGAACCCGAGCCCGGACGTCTCGATCCTTCACTGGGGTGCCAGCTATGTGGTGGCCTCGGCTCTTCGTTCGCCGGGTTCGACGTTGTTCAACGATACGCAGATCGTTCCCACCCTCGTGGATGACCGGCTGTTCTTGACGGCGGCGGCTCGTGTGATCGACACCACAGTGGTGCCGGCTCTCGTGTCGGACACCGACTTCCTCCTGCCCGAGGTCCCCACGACCGGTAACGGTCGTGACACGCCCCTTGGGAGCGCTGTCTACAGTGCGGTGACGAATGGTCGTATCGGCCTCGATACGAACCGTCCGGACCTCATCACGGTCTACACGGGCCGCAACCTCCTCGATGCTCTCGGGCGTTCGCCCGTACAGGTCACCGAGGTCGATGGTGCGAACCGCAAGATCACGTTGAAGTCGGCGGTCCCCCCGGACCACAACGTCTACGCAACCTTCTGGTACAACCGTCTCCGTGACGACACCTACATTCTGACCAACAAGGTCCCGGGCCCGGTGGGCACGGGTCAGTTCGAGGTGCTCAGCACCTTGACGGGTCAGAACGTCATGCAGGCTCGTTTCGGGACCAAGACCAGCTTGCCCGAGATCGTGCAGTGGCCTCGTGGTGTCGAGCAGATCACGGACGCTTTCCACACCGGTGCGGGTACGGCTCTCGCCGAAACCGTAACGGTGACGTTCGGTCAAGCGAAGGCTCAGAATGCCGCCTTCACGAACGACGGAGCCAGCCCATACTCGTTCTTCACGAGCTTCTCCGACCAGTGGCGCACGACCCTCAACGGCAACGCCTACGTGACCAACCTGAATGTGGCCACGAGGGGCTACTTGGTCTCCACCCGAGTGGTCGTGGACGGCAGCAATCACATCACGGTTCCGGCGTCCCCTGCGAATGACCTCGAACTAGCGATTGACGGCACGAACATCACCGTCACTTTGACGCCTGGTGGACGTACGCCGACACAAATCGTCACGGACATCAACACGGCGATTGACGCCAATGCGGCCTTCAGCGGTACGGCGCCCAACACCTTGGCGAGCTTCGTCCAGGTGGGTGGCACCAACGGGCCCGTCTTCTTCCTCATCAAGTCGTACTCGACGCCGGCAGCTTTGCCGGGCGGGTTCGACGCGGTGTCGACGGTGGCTATTCGTCAAGGCACGGCCGAGAACCTCTTGGGGTTTGCGACGTTCCAGTCGGCGGCCGGTACTTCGACGGCTACCAACAAGCCCGCTACCTTGTTGAGTGCGGACGCTGGTCCCTTCCTCATCACGGCAGATGTCAACGATGCGTTGAACATCCGCATGAACGGGATCGATTACGCGATCACGCTTCCTGCGGGCGCCACTGTGGCCGCTTCAGCGATTGTCACGGCCATCAATGCGGTCCCGGGCCTCACCAGCGTGGCCGCTGTCGGCACGTTGGCGAACGTCAACAAGATCCGTCTCACCAGTAACATCGCGGACCCCAGCTCGTCTCTCCAAATCTTGGCGGGTTCGGCGAACGACGTCCTCGGCTTCACTGAAGACGACATCGCCAGCCAGACGTTGGTGGCTGCGTCCGAGGTTGTCGACCGTCTCAACGCAACGGCAAGTTTCGCCACGGATGGCGTTGCTTACGTGAGCACTATCGAGGGTCAGAAGTACGTCACGATCGAGTCGATCACGACGGGCGCCGCTTCTTCGTCGGTGGTCTTCGTGTCGGGTTCGGCGACTGCCTTCAACATCACGACGGGCACTGGGATCGTTCCCGGCACCAGCGGTGACAACGGTGAAGACGCTCAGGACAACTACGTCGTTAGCTCGAACAACCCGCAAGGGTCGTCGGGTGTCGGGTACCCGGGTCAAACGTACACGGATGCCAACACGGGCCTCCGGTTCACGATCCTTCCGGCTCTAGCGGCCGGGTACTCTGGCGCGGGGTCCTTCACTCTGGAGATCAGCTCGACTTGGAAGGTCAACCCGGCGGTGCCGTACCTTTCGATGGCGGGCTTGGAGACGATTGTGACCGACACGGTCGGCATCACCGTCAACGACACGGCGACCCTCCAGTCGTTCAACCCGGCGGGTCTGGAGCCTGCGATCGGCGACTTCTACTTCGTGAGCTACAGCTACATGAAGCAGGACTTCTCGACGCAGCTGTACCAGCAGTTCAAGACTGTGGAAGCGAACTTCGGTACGCTCACGGCCGATAACCGCGTCACTCTCGGTGCTTTCTTGATGATTCTCAACGGGGCCGTCCTCGTGGGCATCAAGCAGGTCCTGAAGGTGCCGAACACCAATCAGGCAAGCGATCAGGCTTTCTTGTCGGCCATCAACGAACTAGCGACCCCGCTTCCGGGCAACCTGAAGCCGGACGTGCTGGTGCCTTTGACGACGAGCACGACCGTCTACGCAGCGCTCATGCAGCACTGCGAAGTTCAGTCGAACATCCGCAATCAGTCTGAGCGGATGGGCTTCATCGGGTTCGGTTCCGGTACGACGCCGACGACCGCTCAGTCGGTGGCGAAGAGCCTTCTCTCCAACCGTATCATCGCGGTTTACCCGGACTCTGCCGTGGTGACCCTCCAGAACGAGTTGGGGGAGAGCTTCCAGTCACTGGTGGATGGCAGCTTCTTGGCTGCTGCGGTGGCGGGTGCTGCGGTGAGCCCCTCGGTGGACGTGGCGACGCCTTACACGCGCCGTCAAATCCAGGGCTTCACTCGTCTGCCTCGTCAGATGGATCCGGTGGAAGCCAACCAGACCGCTACGTCGGGTATCACGATTCTGGAGGACTTGGACCCCTTGGTCCGTATTCGCCAGGGTTTGACGACCGACATGACGTCGATCTTGAGCCGTCTGCCGACGGTGACCCAGATCTCCGACTACGTGCAGCAGCAAAGCCGTGGGACCTTGGACTCCTTCATCGGAACCAAGTTCCTGTCGAGCCGCACCAACGAAGTCGAGGTCAGCATGACCTCGCTCTTCAAGCAGCTCGTTCAGGCGGAAATCGTGGGTGCCTTCAGCGGCATCTCGGCCAGCGTCTCCCCGGATGATCCGACGGTCCTCCTCTTCACGGCGTACTACCAGCCCATCTTCCCGCTGCTGTACATCGTGATGACGTTCAACCTCCGCGCTCGTATCTGACCCCAAAAAGGTCCTAGGTGAAAAGGCCAGTTCCGTAAGGGGCTGGCCTTTTCCTTTATGGGTATTCTGGTGTAGGATCCCAGGTCTACGAATGGCTTTCATACCCCCCTCTCGCTACACGATCCCTTCAGCCGACCCTGTGATCCGCTTTGCGTCCGATGAGGTCCCTGAAGAGATCGGGGAGTTTCAGGTGGCGGAGTACATCGTCTTCCTGCTCGCTCTCGACACATACATGAGGTATGCCGAGGAATCGTCGGGCGTGGACGATATCGAGGACGCGCTCATTCGGCACGGGCTCAGGCTTCTGAGGTCTGCGGATGGCCAGATCGACGCTTTAGGGTCCTTTCTGGATCAGCACCTCTCGACGAACGCCCAGAAGACAATGCTTCGCCGGGCTCTTGCTCTCAAGACCTACACCCCAATGGGGGCCTCACGACGGGCCCTTCAGTTCAGGACCCTGCTCTCTCGAGGAGGTCCCGCCACCATGAAGGGTATCTTCGAGAACCAACGATACGTTCGTCAGGTTCGTGAGGCCATTAGTGCCGCGATGCTGGATGACGCGGATCGAGCGCTCGATGTCTTTGCCGCGATGCCGATGCACAACGCCCGTCTCCGAGATTGGATCGACAAGGCATCTGAGCAAGCGGGCTCAGGCGGTGGCGCTCCTCAACCGGTCGATGCTGCTTCTTCCTCAGGGTCAGGTGACACTGAGGCGATCGTTTTCCAGAACATTCAGCAGATGGCGGCTAGCGGTGCTGAAGAGGCTCAGCAGGCTCAAGAGGCCCGCTCAGCGACCCTCGACCAAGTGGAGCGGGATGCCACAGAAGCGGCTCGTAAATCGCTGGTCGTCAATCAGATGCCTGATGAGCCGCCGGTGCGTTCCCAAGTTGTCGGCATGGCGACCGCTGCCGCTGTGGCGGCCTTGAGCGACCCCACACGGCTCCAGAACATCCCCGCTCCTTTGCGGGAATTGGATGACGAGCAACGAGCGGCGGCCCTGACGGACGGACGGGTGTTGGTGGCCGCGGGAGCGGGAGCGGGCAAGAGCAAGACGCTTGTTTCCCGCATCGACTACTTGGTGAGTGACCGTAAGGTCAACCCTTCTCGCATCATGGCTTGCTCCTTCAACACGAAGGCGTCCATCGAACTGAGAGAGAAGATTGCGGCGACGATCGGCAAAGGCTCGGGCGTTCAAGTGGGCACCATGCACTCCCTCTTTGCGAAGCTGATTGTCGGCAGCAGGGACACACCGGGCTTCGGGACGCGAGAAGAGCAGGAGATGTTGAGGGCTCCTCGTCTAATCGCGCCCCCCAAGAAGGGTGAGAAGTCGATCAGTCCTTCCAGTCTGTCGATCGCCATTCGAGGTATGTGGGAGGATTGCAGCACCGATCAGCTGACATCCCGGTACGGCTTCAAGGCGAAGTGGATTGAGAAAGCTCCCAAGGCCAAAAAGGCGGGCCTTCTGCTCAACAAGTGGAGGGGCAACGACATCGGGCTCCAGGCCGCTCGAGATTCAGTGACCTCGCAGAGTGAGGCTCAAGCGGCCGTTTGGTACGACATGTACCTGGGTCTAAAGGGTGACATTCCAGGGTGGCGTCCACCCTGTCCCTCGAAGTCGTACGACAACTTCATGGGGCGTCATCGCAAGGGTGGAGAACGCCTTGGCGATTTGGACGATATGATCAAGATCTTGCGTGACATCTTGGTCCGTAACCCAAAGGCCAAGAAGTCCATTCAGGGTATGTATGACCACATTTTGGTGGACGAGTGCCAGGACCTCAATACCGTCCAGCACCAGATCTTCGAGATGATGTCGGAGCACATCGGCCCGGACTCCACCAACCGCTCGATCTTCATGATCGGCGACGACAAGCAGTCGATCTACCAGTTCCGAGGCGCTAAGCCTGAGCTGTTCCGTGCGCTAGGGGACCATCCTGACTGGAAAGTGCGGATGATCCGTACCAACTACAGGTGCCAGCCCGAGATCGTTGATGCCGCCAACAGCTTGATTGCGATCGATACCGACCGCATCCCGATGGAAGCTCGGGCGGACCCGCGTAAGGACCGAGGTCGGTCTTCCATTCAGGTCACGACTCCCGAGACCAACGTTGATGCGGCGATCAACACCATCGGGCGTTACCGTAAGGATATCGACGAAGGGGCCGAACCTGAGAACTTTGCGGTTCTAGCTCGCACCAATGCGGAGCTGAACGATTTCGAGACGGCGTGCATCATCAACGAGATCCCTTACATCCGTCGAGGCGGACGAGGCTTTCTCGAGGCTCCAGAGTCTCGAGCCGTTCTGGGCTACATCGACCTCGCGACAGGCAGCGACTACGAGAAGATGAAGCAGTCGCTCATGGCGGTTCTGATGAAGCCCGATCGTAACCTGTTCCTCGGGCGGGATGACGTTGAGAAGGTGGTGAACGAGGCACTCGACGACGTGGCCCGACGTGAGCGTGTGGACATCAAGGCTGTGCGCCCCGACGTCCTTTTGGAGACCAAGTACATCAAACTCTTGGCCGATAAGCTGAAGCAGCCCTTTCGCCTAAAGATCATCGAAAGCGTCATCCGTAAGGGCGGGGATGCTCGTAAGGGTGAGTGGATCTACCAGCAGCGTGTCGACGAGCTGGCTCAAAACCTCAAGGGGATGTCGGAGAATATCCGAGACTTGCGGGCTCACGTCGATGAAGACCCGACGACGCCCGCACTCTTGGGTTACGTGCTCGACAACATGAAGTCCCGGGTGACGGGTTGGGATTCGGCAAGTCGTCGTGAAGTAACGACCACCACCACTCTTCGTGAGCAAATCACGAATGACGTGGCGGTCTTTTCAGACGATGAGGATGACGCGGTCGAGGAGAAAGAAACTCCTGAGGTTGAGATCGGTGAAGAGGGGCAGCTTCCCACGAAGACCGAAGAGGAGCTGGACAAGGAAGAGCGTAAGGGCTTGGGGGCCGTGCAGTTCCTCTATGCTTTGGCTAAACCGAACTCCAACGATCAAGAGCACCTCACGGACCCCTCTATGGCGAAGGGCTTCATTCGTAAGATCGATCGGTTCTCAAGGATTGCCGAGACGCTCCGTATCGACCCTGTGAAGTGGGAGAAGGACCAGCTGAAGATTGCTGATGAAGGCAAGCGTAAGATGAAGCCTCCAGCCATCACGCTGTCGACTGTTCACAGCGTCAAGGGTGCTCAGTGGACCAACGTAGCGGTGATGATGCCCAAGGGTATCTTCCCGTTCGAGCCGAAGCGCCGACCTGACGAGCCCCCACCCGATCCCGTCGAAGAGGAAGCGCGTATGAAAGCCGAGCGCAACTTGGCGTACGTGGCGATCACACGAGCAGCCGTCAACTTGGAGATCTCGTGCCCGTTGCAAAATGGCATGAGTCCTTTCGTCTTCCAAGCGGGTCTGCAAGTGGGTGAGAACGTACCGAAGCCGGGCATGGACGCACAGGAGACGGTCAAAGAGGCTTCGTTCGTTGACGACTGGTTTCCTACGGAGATGAACTGAAATGGCCGCGCAGTATACCGAGGTCACTCTCGAAGACATGGAGCGGTTTCTGAAGCGAGGCTACAGGGCTCTCCGTCCCAAACAAGGGGTTCAAGGTAGCGAGTATTACTACGACTTGTCGCTCAGCTCCAATGTGGTGATCCGCGTATGGACCTCAGTCAAGCGAGGATCTGCTACAGGAGCGGGCGTGGGAGAAGATGCGATCCGGGTACAGTTTTACGGAGTCCACGTAAAACGATCCTTGGTCCCTGGCAAAGTTCCCATCGTGAAGCGCACACAGAATTGGCGCAATTCACTCCAGAACAAGATCGAAGACGTGATGGAGTTGTATGAAGAGAAAGCGGCGTACTGGGAATCTCGAGCTGGTGGTTCTTCGGATCCCGAGACCCCGGCACCGGTTGCTCAGCCAGCTGCTCAACCGGTGGCCCCCGCTCCGCCTCCTCCGCAGGTGGCCCCCACGCCTGCACCGGTGCGTCCGAGCGGACCGCCTCCTTCGGATAAGCAGGTCAACTTCGTGAAGCTGCTCATGTCGAGAGCCAAGGTGGACGACCTCGAAGCTGAGGGTCTGTTTGTCAAGTATCGTGAGTTGGCGTGGCCGTTCGACCCAGCCAACATCCGCAGCATGTCGATGCGTCGAGTGAGCCAGCTGATCGACGATCTCATGAGTGCGGTGGGGTATCAGCGTCGTTTTGCTGCGGGAGATCCGGCGGAGTACGACGTCGCGACGGTGTAAGCCTTATCTAATGGTTGACCTGCCACGGACCGTTATGGCTGACCCTCCGTGGTGGCCTAAGCTGCATGCTAACACCAAGGGCAGGACTGCCGGTCCTTATCGTGCAGGACCTCAGCGCTACTACAAGCTGTTGACGGTCCAGCAGATCATCGACTTGCGTCCAGAGACACAACCCCGAGCGCACTTATGGCTGTGGGTGATCAATCAGCACATTGACTGGGGGTATGAGGTTGCTCGGGCATGGGGGTTCGAACCCCAGCAGATGGTCACGTGGTGCAAACCTGGATTCGGGACAGGACAGTTTCAGAGCAACACGGAGCACCTCCTCTTGTGTCGAAAAGGAGGTCCCGTTGGGAACGCTTTCGGCAAGACGAGAGGGACTCATTTTGAGTGGCCACGTGGTGCTCACAGCGAAAAACCCGATGAGGCGTACCAGCTCTGCGAAAGTTGCTCACCAGGCCCCTATCACGAAATGTTCGCCCGTCGCCAACGAGAAGGTTGGCAACAGATGGGCGATCAGCTTTTGGAGTCTACGGGATAATGGAAGAGCTTCGACTTCAGGTTGTCCTCGACAAGAACATAGAGTCTGAAGTCGAAGGGGTGGTGGCTTTCGGGGACTTCCAACCCAAGGTTGAAAGTGAAAACCTCCTCACGGCTCTCTACAGGGACCATCAGGTTCACCTGTTCTACAGGGACCTTATTCTCGGTCGTCCCTTGCCCCTCGTCCTGGTGGCTCGCAACTTGGAGAACATGGGGGTCCTGCTGGCAATCACTCTGTTTCTCCACAGGGATTTAGCCATCAATCCTGCGGTCCCGGGCTTACTTTCGGCCGTGAACTTGATGGACGCTCACGGTGTGGCGGGCCTGGCTCATGTGGATCGCGACCTCGCCAAATTCCTGAAGTTCGTTCGAGCGTACCTGACGCAGACCCACGACAAGGTACAAGACGCCCTGGGGACGGCCGTGGGGTTCTTGCACGCTTACGTGACGGACGGTCGACTCCCTTCCCTTCCACCTGAGCCCGAGCCTCCTCGAATTGTCGACCGGGGGACAGATGGGTTTGTTTTTGCCACAAGCCAGCACTCGGAATTGCTTCTTGGGTGGGAAGAGCTGTACCGGCAAGGGTTCCTTCGAGGGGTTTTGATGCACCAAGAGGGTGGGGACCGGTGGCACGTCTTGGCGGCCCGGAAGAGCTTCTACCTGAGCTTTGACTTGCAGAAGGGGGCCAACCTGCTGAATGAGGTTGAAGCCGCTCTAGGAGAGCCGCAGGACTGGGTGACCGACGGATACTGGCTCCGGGGACCTGAGGAAGGGACGATGATCCTGCCCTCGGCACTTCTCCAAGTCTTTTTACGTATTTGAGGCAGGTCCAATAGAGCATTCGTTCCCCAGCCTAGGTAGGCATGGGACGATTGCTCGTAACGCTTGGGACGGACGGCACGACCGACTGGGTTCGGACGCCGGACGGCTACAAGTTCAATTTAGGGCCGGTATCGGCTTTGAACTTCGTGTTGGGCTTGGCTCCCCGAGGGACCGCTAAGCGCGCATTGAGCGAGTTCTTGGCCCAGAAGGAAGTCCTTTTCCCGGTGGACGAAGGTGCGATGTGGACGCTTTTGGCTCCTCACCGCCCCCGTTGGTCCTCTGACGTTAGTTCTTCTATCCCCCCTGTGAATGAAGAGCCCACTGCGAGGAAAGGCACCATGGCATTTTCTGACGACCTGAAAGCAATCGAGACCCACATCACAGCCCTCAAGGCTGCTTCGGCCAAAAAGGCCGCCAACCTGTCTTCAGGTGTGCAGCACTTGATCAAGCTGGCGCAAAAGATCAAGAGCCCGCACCAAAGCGAAAACTCCACCTACTACAACCTCGGGGCACCCGACGTTCATCAGGTGGGGGACAAGACGGCAACGGGTCTCTCGTTCGATGTCTACACTTCGAATTCGGAGCTGGCCAAGAAGATCCTCGCCAAGACGGATTCGACCCTCAAGACGATCGACAAGTTGGCGACCGCAGGCCGCAAGTTCAACGCTAGTCGTGCTCGTCTCGATGTGCAGACGATCACCGACAAGGTTGCGGGCATCCTGACGACTGACGTCACGCAGTCGTGGGTGAAGAGCGACCTAGACAAGCTGGCGGCTCGCGCCGATCAAATTCACGGACTCTTTGCGAACGCTAAGGTCTGATGCTCGCAGTCGTCCAACAGACCAAGGTTTGCAGTAGCTGCAAACTACCAAAGGACCTCGAATCGTTCGGGGCTCATCGGCGTGGTCTGTTCGGACGTAAGAGCGAGTGCAAGAAGTGCCTCTCCGATAAGGAGACCGCTCGACGGGCTGCTGACCCTGAAGCAGCCCGTGCTTACAAGCGTGATTGGTGGGCCGCTAAGGAGCACTCTTCAGAAGAGCGCCAGCAGGCTGCACAACGTGCTCGAGATTGGTACCAAGACAATAAAGGTCGTCGGCTGGTTAGCTTTCACCTCTGGAAAGTTCGTCACCCTGAAGCCTTCAAGGCGATTCAGAAGAGGTACTTGGTCAAGAACCCGGTGCATGTTCGTCGTCGTGCGTACATGCAGAAGGTGGTGAGAACCTTTACCGCTCAGCAGTGGGCTGAGACCCTGGCGTTGTTTGATCATCGGTGTGCGTACTGCCTCCGCAATGATCTCCCGATGACTCAGGATCATGTGATCCCTGTCTCTAAAGGCGGCGATCACACCCAAGAGAATGTCGTGCCTGCGTGCAAGCCTTGTAATTCCAGAAAACTGAATCGCCCTGTCTGGGTGATGTCAAATGTGAAGGAGACCAGTTATGGGACGCCCTGCTGATTCAACAAATTATATATACCGTATGGGAACGGCGCCTAACACAAGGGCTGCCATTTCACAGAAGAACAAAGTGTTCGGCTACATGGTGGGGACAGGTCAATTCAACCAAATTGGCGTAGTTTCCGAGTTTGGCCATGATGAGTCTCGCACCATCGATCCTGTTCGTGGTGTGGGTTTCGGTGACCAGGTTGCCGAACTAGTACCGGGTGTGACGGAGCCGATGACGCTCACTCTGAACCGCACCCTGATGTACGCCGTGAACCTGTTTCAGGCTCTCGGATACAAGGGTGGCGTGACGGGTCTCGTCCGCAGCCTCAAGCACCACCGCTGGCCGTTCGACATCAAGCAAGAGATGGTCTTTTCCGAAATCGCATCGTCGCAAGACGTCGATGGCGTGACCGACCAGGCTCTTCCGAACGCGAGCGTTCAGGCGTCGGGCCAGGAGTTCCTGACCCCTATCCGTGCGCTCTTCACCTTCTACGAGGGTTGCTGGCTCAACAGCTATTCGGCGTCCTACACGTCGGATGCAGCGATCGTCGCAGAGAACTCCAGCGTGACTGTGACCGACATCATCGACGGTCGTAGTCAGTACGGCGAGTTCGTCGACACAGGTCTGGCACCAGTACAGTCCAACGGCGCTGCGGGCACGGGCTTCTCGCTCAGGTTCGCGGGCAACAGTTCACAGGTCGGCACCCCGAACCAGTGAGTTGATTTAGGGCCGGAGACGGCGACGATATAGATGAAAATTAGAACAACGGCCTAGCCCGCTCAGGGCTAGGCCTCGTCGCCGTCCTCTGGCTCTCAGATGCAGATGCAAAGGAGATGAGGATGGCAACCCTAAAATCGAAGAAGCTCCAAGAAGCGCTCAAAAAGGCGCGAAATGTGGGGCGAGCTGAAGAGCCCGTCATAGTCGACGGTTGCTCGTTAGTCTTGCGGAGCCTTGCTCCCAAGGACTACGAATCCATCGTGGGGGAGACTGAAGAACTCGAGGGCATCGAGTACTTCCAATCCTACCAGATGGGCCATGTGTGTCGGTCGATCGTGGAGATCGAAGGCGTGGACCTTCGGGACGTCGACTTCATCGAGGACGACGTTCCTTCGGGGCACTACGTCATCAACGCCACGTGTAGCAAGCAGAAGGCTGAAGAAGCCAAGGAAGCTCTTGCAGGGCTGGGCATCAACCTAACGATGGTTCCCCCGGACGGCTCCGAGGGTGAGCGTACGGTGCTGGTGGAGCGTCACGAATGGGTTCGCGAACGAGCCTCATCGTGGAGCCAAGAGGCCATCGCTGTCCTCTATCGAAAGTTTTCGGACGTGGTGAAGGAGGGTGAACGCCGGGCTCGAGAGAAGGTTGAGTTCCGTGTTTCGGATGAAACGGACGAGGACAAATTCCGACGTCTCTTGGGTGAAATGAAGGAAGCGTCAGGATTGCTTCCTCAGGACCTTACCCAGAAGATCTTGGAAGATGCTGGCTACATGCCGAAGAGCACTCCAGCTGAACTAGAGGAAGTGACCCGACGGGCTCGAGAGTTCGCGATTGAGCAAGCCCAGCTTAAGAAAGAGGTCGTAGCCGCCGCTGCCGCTCCAGCAGCGCCTCTGGTCGTGCAGCCTCCCGTCGCTCAGCCGGTTGTGAGGGCCGAGCCCTTGCCGGAAGTACTGGCAGCTCCTCCACAGGACCTTCAGCAAGAGTTGATGGAGCGCCTTCGTAACCGCGTTCCCATGAACCGCACGCCCATGCAGGCGCCTGTGCCCGTCACCTCTCAATCGCAGGCCCCGGCGGGAGTTCCGCCTCAAATTCAGTCCGCAATGGCTGAGTCTAGGGCGGCACAGATCGCCGCTTTGGAGGGTAACCTAGACCCGCAGCTTGTGGCTCATGAGCCTCAGGGTTTCCCGCCGCAGAGAGAGACTCCAGAGTTGTCTCGGAACATTCAAAAGATCGACGGAAAAGGTGTGAAGACCCTTATCGATCAGCGGCAAACGGGCGGTCTCAACCCTAGGTTCCGACGCCCGCAGTAATGCCATGCCTCCAGCCGGTTACGACGAAGAACAGTCGCGGCTTCGACAAGACCACGACGGGGACGTCGATCCTGAAGACATCAAGATCGACGTCCCTCGTGATCTTCCCGAGGTAAACCCTGAAGTTTTCAGGGACGTGGAGCCCATGCTCTTTCGGGGGTTCATCCACGTACCGGCGGAGATCAACGGGGTCTCGTTCATCTTCAAGTCTTTGAACCACCACGAGTTTGAGATGCTGAAGTTCATGCTCCCGGACACCTCCTCGTGGAAGGTGGTGCAGAAGTTCCACGCCCTCTTTCTGGCGTACGGCGTCTTCATGGTGGATGGCGTCAACATCTTGGCTGACCGGGACCGACACTTCTCGGACTTGGCGTCTTTCTTCGGCGGCATGGAAGCCGGAGCTTTCTCGAAGATGATCCGCCACATGAGCGAGATCAACCGTCGAGCTAATCGAGCGGTTATTTTGACCGAAGCCTACAGCGTAGAGACGACCTCTCGTCTCAGGTGGGCACAGATGGGTGGGGAGGACCTGACAGGCGTTCCGGTGACGGGCATCCAAGGCACCAACACTCTCGGTCTGAATTGGGGCCAGCTCACGTGGCGGGCCATGAACTATTACGAGGACATGAAGGAGACGGCCGAGAGGGAGTGGGAAAACGCTAAATTCGTCGCTTCTTCCATGGCGGGAAAAGGCATGAGCCGGGTCCATAGCCAGGACAAGCGACGTCGGGACCGGGAGCGGGAAGAACGCCTAGAGCGTCGAGACAGAATCCTTCGTTTCGCCCTCTTAGGTGAATCGATGGATACGGACACCAATAACGGAGCCACCATCAAGGTCGCGAGGACCGTGGAGGAGCTGACCAATCAGCTTGAGCGAGATCTCAAGGGTGAGAAGGATTGGCACGATATTGTCGTTGAGGCACACGAGCGTCGAGCTAACGAGGATCGTGAGCGTCGTGAACAACATATTCGTGAGTTGCAGCAAGGCTTCGAAAGCACGTACGGGCCACGAGAGCTTGTGGGCCACACCAACTTGCAGGGTCTGACGGCTGATGAAGTGAAATTCCAGATCGAGCGACGACGTCAGTTGACCGCTCAGCGGCTGGCTCAGCAGGCCAACCCTGAATTCATGGATCCGCAGGTGGCCAAGTTTACCGAAAAGTGGGGCGGCATCTCGCGTACCAATCGAGACCCTTCACAGGTCCCGATTGTGGCCACTTCGGGGCGTACCCCCGGCGTCCCGTTCAATACCTCAAGGAAGTGAGTTAGGCCATGGCGAAAAAGGCAGAACGGGAGGTCCTAGAAGTAGGCGTAAACGTCGAAAAAGCCCTTCAGGACATGACCAAGATGGAGCGCGCTACCAAGCGTAACTTCAGTGAGGTCGCCAAGGCTGTAGACAAACTGAACGGGGTCAACAAGAAAGCCACCAAGGACGCTGAGGATGGGAATGAACGTTGGCAGACCAGTCTCGAAGATCTGACGAAGGCATACAAGCTCGAGGGTAAGGCTCTCGAAGATGTGATGGACAACATCGACCTTCTGACCAAGAAGGCGGCCAAGCAGAGCGACGAGGAGAGGAAAGCGACCCTTGAGGACATAGCTCTTTTGAAGAAGAAGGGGGCGCTCCAGATCAAGGCTCTGCGGGGTAAAGAGAGCAAGGAAGGCAAGGTGATGGCCAGCGGCATGTTCAAGGATGCCGCCAAAGAGTTGGGTGACACCCTGAAGGACACCCTGTCGGCTGTCTTTGTGTCGAAGGACGTGAAGAGTGCGCTCGAGAATAGCGCCAAGTCTCTCGTGAAGGGCCTCAAGCTCAGCGCTGCTGGGGGTATGAAGCTCAATCAGGCGGGCAGCGGTCTCATGTCCAAGGGGCGTGATCGCGGCGGTCTTGGTGGGATGGCTATGAAGGGCGGCGGGGCGGCTATGAAGGGCCTCGGGTCGATGATGGGTGGCATCAAACCTCTCATCGAGACTCTGACGAAGATTGGCCCGATCATCGGGATGATCGGCGGTGCCGCTTTGTCTTTGGTGAAGATCTTTCTCGACATGGATGCGAAGGTGAAGGACTTCAACAAGGACATCCTAGCCTCCGCAAGCAACACGGAGTTCATGGCTCGTGCAGGTGACAACACGACCGTCGCTTATGAGAAAATATCCGATACCCTCGACGGGATTCGAGATGCGTCTTTCGACCTCAGTAACATAAAATGGGGTCTGGGATCGGACGACTACAAGGCGATCGTCAACACGCTCAATCAAGAGGGTGTGAGCCTTGCTCGCATTGGAGATGAGGCTGATCGATCGGGGGAGTCCGTGAAGGATTTTACGATGGAGCTGGCACACGTGAGTGTGGCGTACAGCCGTGCGTTCGGCGTCCCTTTGCAAGAGATCAACACCCTCCAGGCGGAGATGATGTCTTCGATGGGGGCTGACTTGAAGCAGACAGAGGTCTCGTTCCAGCAGATGAACAAGGCCGCTCAGGACTCTGGTATCTCGGCCAACAAATTCTTCGGCATGATCCGAGGTGTGTCTCAGGACCTTTCGATTTGGGGGACCCGCATGGAGGATGCGGTGAAGATCCTTGGTCGTTTGGGTAAAGTGATGGATCCCCGGAACGCTCAGAAGTTCATGCAGACCGCCGTTCAGGGTCTGAAGAACATGGGTCGTACGGACCGCCTACGCCTCTCCTTGCTCACCGGTCAAGGGAAGATGGGCAAGTTGGTGGATCGGGACATCCAACGCAAAGCGACGGGTCTCGCTAAGTCCTTCGGCATGTCGGGCGAAGACCTCATGAAGAAGATTTCCACGAAGGAGGGTCGAGGCGAACTAGAGGGCAAGGTCCAGAAGATGGATCCCTCTCAACAGGGTGCTATTCGGGAGGCTTTGGTTGACGCACAGCTTCAATCGGATCGAAGGAAGAAGGGAACTTTTGGTACGGCATCAGCGGCTCGTGAGCTAGGCCCAGCTGCCGCTCTTGAGGCTATGCAGGGTGCTTTGGCGAAGTTTGGTGGAGGCAAGAAGCTCTCGGACATCGTGGGCACCATCGGCGGCGAGATGATGGCCGAGAACCTCGGTATCTCTGAGGAGCAGCTGAACGGGATGGCCAAGTTCGAGAAGTCGATCGACAACCAACGGGACGTCCTGAAGCAGCAACTCGAGAGCGGGGATGAGCATCAGATGGCAGCAGCTCGTGATGCTCTCAAGCAAGCGGGTGTTACGGCCAGCAATGACAAGGAACTGTCGAAGACGGTCGATCAGTTGGGCTACGACCAGATCATGGACACCCTGTCGGATGGCGACAAGGACTCCCTCAACGCTGAGGCTAAGGTTGAGGACATGGCGACGAAGCAGGCCAACCTGCAAACGTCCATGCTCAAGAAGCTGGAGATGATCCTCGATTGGCTCACGAACTCGCTGTACAACATCTTGATGGGTGTTTGGGACGCCATCCTTTCGATCCCCGGAGTGGGTAACAAGGAGGATCGCGAGCGTGTGCATGCCTTGAGGAACACTTCGGGCAACAAGGATACTGAGCTGAAGGGCCTTTTGAATAGCCCGGATTTCAAGAGTGCCCTCGCAGGTTCGAACGTCAGCAAGAACATCGCAGCCGCTCTGGACAAGCTCCCGAAGGACCTCGAAGAGCAGAAATCTCTCACCACACAGTACAACAGCGCCTCTCCTGATCAGCAAGCCGAGATCAGCAAGCGTCTCGACGCTCTCAACAAGGAGATCGACTCGATCGCTGAAGTACGGAAGACCATGCTCAAGGGATTCGATCCCGATCAGATCAAAGAGGCGGCCAAAATGGCCGGTCTCAACACGGATCGAGGAGCGAATAACAGAGGGACCAGTACGGGTAAAGTTGAGGACCTGTACAGCGACGACGAACTCAGCAAGATCGTCAAGAAGCTGGCGTGGACATCAGCGACAGAGGGTCGTAAGACCGATGCCTTTATGGCTGCGGAAAAGCAGCTGAACGCTTCAGGTTTGGCGCAAGGGGCGACTCCCGCTCAACCGTCCAAATCTGCCGCCCCTGCTGCGACTAAACCTGCGGGCGGTGGCCCTGCCGCTAGTCCTGTAGCACCTCCAGCACCTCCGGAGGTCAAGGACCAGGCGGCAGCTGCTCAAGACAACCTGTCGGTATCCAAGGACCAGGCGGCCACGATGGCGTCCATCGACAGCCAGATGGACAAGTTCAAGATGGACACCAGCTTCTTGAACGGCCCCTACTCGAAGGCCATCGAGGGCAGCGTTCTCAAGTCTGTTCGTACCGCGTTGTTCGAGTACTACATGTACAAGGACATCGATCAGAAGACCATGGTCAACGCTATGGCGACGGGCGGGTTCACCCCGTCCACGATCGGTCCCGCCATCACGCAAACCGCCACGGGCACGGGCGTAACGGGAGACCAAGCGGTCACGGGCCTAGCGGGTCATGCGTCCGGCGGTGTGGTGACGGGCGTCAACAACGGTATGGCGCAGGTGACGGCCGCTGCGGGCGAGGGTCTGGCTTCTATCGGTAAGGGCGAGCGGATCGTACCTGCGGGCGGCGGTGGTGGCAACGGGCCCATCAGCGTTACTGTGAATGGTGTTGGGGGTGATGATCTGGCTCGCATCATCCAGGCCAAAGTGGCCGACGGCATCCATGAGTACAAGCGTAAGGAACGCTTTCACTGATGCCGAGGATCCCCTCAGCTAACGCCGATTTCAAGAACATCTCGACCCCGTCGAGTGAGGATGTGTACGTCCATCCGATGGCCACCCGCAAGGGTGCCATCCCCATGGCTTTCCAGATCACGAGCCCGTTCAACCGCAACACCTTGTTGTTGCCTCATGCGCTCGTGATGCACGTGAACCCGAACTCCTTCGAGGAGACGTACGCCCACAAGATCGAGCGCATCCAGACCCGAGGCGGCTTCGTGGAGCAGCATTGGGGGTCTGAGCTGACGGAGATTTCAGCAAGTGCTTCTACCGGTGCGTTCATGAATATCTACACCGGCCTCACCAGTGTGATGCGACAGCGAACCATTGCTTGGGACCGCTATCGAGATTTGTACGACCTCTACAACAACAATGGTTCGGTCTATGACCCGTTCGGCAACATCGTCCTTCAGGGGAACGTTTTGCTCATGTACGATCGGGGCAACTACCTGGGCACATTCCGCACCTTCAGCGTGGACGAAACGGACGACAGTCCTTTCGCGTTCAAGCTCGATTGGACCTTCAAGATTGAGACGACGTTGATGTCCATCTCTTCTCAGGTAGGCCGTACTCGTACGGTCCCGAGCTTCCAGGGTCAGAACCAACTAAAAGGCACCAGTCCTTTGGTGGCCGCTACACCTCCAGCTAAGACGGGGACCTGATGGCCCAGGCTATATCCGCACCGGTGCCCATTAACTTCGACACCACTCCGTCGATCGCCAAGCAGATCGAGAACACAGCCGACTACTATCCTCCGGCAACGTACAGCGGAGTCTTGGGTGCCAACGGGGCCGTTCCTGCGTCTTACCTGACGTACTACAACGAGCTGGTCCTCAGCCCGGACGCTCTTGCGGATCAGTACGTGCCCCTCTCTGCGGTACCAGCTAAGGGCCGCAATCCCAAGCTCTTTGCCATCGGGGTGATCCCACCCAGCGCCAACATCACGGGTCGCCTGTTGGATCGAACGGCGTCCATCAATCAGCTAGTCACGCCTGTGTATGACCAGAAAGCAGGCAACGCCAGCCCCTTTCCTCCGTACCCAGGCAAGCTCAAGTTTCTGTCGGTCGATCAAAAGAACGCGATGTTCGGCAAGTTCGATTTCACGCCCGCTCCCACACCCAACAACCCTGAAGGCGTCAAGGTTTTGGATGACTGGGTCTCCAAGAACTTGATCACTGTGAACATCCCTCAGCTGGCGAAGGTTGGGTTCGCCAGCATGTTGATGCACAAGGCCGTGGCGAGCCAATTCCAGGCGTTCTTTGCCGGAATTGAGAGCGCCGGACTTTTGGATCAGGTGGTGTCTTGTGGGGGGTGTTACAACCCTCGCTTCGTAAGGGGTAGTAATTCCACGCTGTCTCCGCACGCTTGGGGGACCGCAGTCGACATCAACATGAGCTACAACGGGTGGGGCCAGAAGCCCGCTCCCGCGGGCACGAAGGGGTCTACGATCCCTTTCGTTCCGATCGCCAATAGCGTGGGCTTGGTTTGGGGCGGGACGTTCTCCAAGCAGGATGGTATGCACTTCGAGGCTGCCGCTATCTACGATGTCCCTACGCCTGATTTGCTTCCTACCTCTAATGCAGTGGCGGGGGACGGCTCCTCTACTTGGGACGCAGAGGCTGCTGCTGCTGCTGCTGATGCTCAAAACTTTCTGGAGAAGCTGGCCACCACGCCGCTCTCTTCCGACAACGTAGCGGCCCAATTCACGGCCGCTCAAGCGGCTCAGATCCGGGTCATCAAAGACGCGGTGGATGCGATGGCCAATACGCCTCCGTTGAGACTCTTGGTTAACCCCCAGAGCTTCAGCGTGAAGGGTGAGAAGATCGTCAGCGACTCCGGATGGTCTCGTAACGGCGCCACCATCATCGAGCATTGGGGTAACGCTCAAGAGAAAATTAGCGCTTCGGGTAAAGTGGCCGGATTTTATGCGATCGATGCTTCCAACGGCGTAGGGCCCGGCATCACCCGTATGGCGAGGAACGCCTCGCAGGCGTGGCAGAACTTCCAAAGCCTTCAGCTGTTTTACGCCAACAACGGTGGCATCCACACTACAGATGCGACGAGTTCGACCCTTGCACGGAACCTCACGATGGTGGGGTCGATCTACATTTACTACGACAGCATTATGTACATTGGGTCGTTCGATAGTTTCACCGTCACGGAGAGCGACACCAGCCCATACACGGTGGACTACAGCTTCGAGTTCACCGTGAGGTCCGCCTTCTTGCTCGACAGTCCCGACCCTACCGGGGGCCAAGGTCCTGCTGCGGTCGCTCAACAACAAACCGGTAGCATGGTGCAAGGGTAATTATGGCTCGAGGCCCGTATCAAGGCACCTTTCAGCAAGGCATTCGTCCGACCGTCACAACGTCTCCGGATGCTCTCGTGTACATCAACGGTGAGTCGGACATCCTCGGGTGCCCGAGTTGTCGTCGTCGTTTTGACTGGAACCGCTACATCACGAGCATTCAGGTCGACCTCAATATCGACAGCCCGCCCGGTTCCGCCACGATCAGCATGACGATCCCACGGCACTCCGTGGATGAGTTCTACTTCGACGGCAACCCCCTCATCACGCCGATGATGGAGATCGAGATCTACGCTAAGGGGTACTACTTCGTCGAGGGCATCCCGCAATACTATCCGATCTTTTGGGGGCTCGTTACTGAAGTGGGCAACTCCTATTCGGGAGGGGAGCACACGGTCAGTATCCAGTGCTCCGACATTCTGAAGTGGTGGGAGTTGTGCATGATGAACATCAACCCGGCCTTCACGGAAGCGGTGGGGCAGCAGGGTCGAAGCATCTTCGGGAACGTGTTCTTCGGCATGAACCCTTACGACATCATTTGGACGCTCGCTCAGCAGTCCTTCGGCGACGTGGTGGTGGGCACCGGGTCCCTTACAAGCCTTGTCAACGAGAAGAACCCCGCTTTCAAGAGCACGTTCCGCACGGCCTTGGGCGACATCATGCAGTACTGGAGCCAGCGGTTCACGAAGATCCGCTCAAACCTCATGCTGTACGGAACGTCAGGGACGGCCGTGCGTGGCGACGTCATCCAAGCGGCCTATCAAGCCGGTAAGGGCAGCTTCAAGAACCCGTTCGCCAGTCAGCTAGTGCGACAAGCGAACGGCAACGCTACGGCTCAGATGGACTTCGACCCTACTGATCCTGGGGTGACAGCTTTCCGTACGCAGTTCAGCCAAGCCGGTCAGGTAAACTTCTGGCAGACGGAGTACCAGACCAAGCTCGAACTAGCGAACGCCGCCAAGGAATCGATCGGCTTTGAATTTTATATGGATGTGACGGGGGACATTGTCTTCAAGCCTCCGTTCTACAACCTCGACGTCCTGAGCAACAAGCCCATCAGTTGGATCCAGGACATCGACATCATCGACTGGGACCTCTCGGATTCGGAGTCTGAGGTTGTTACGCAGATCCAACTTCAGGGTAACTTCGGCGGTGCTGTTGACTACGGCATGCCTGAAGAAGCAACGCCCTACACATCGGTCACGGACTACCACTTGCTCCGCAAGTACGGCTGGCGATCTCGGACCTACAATTCCGAGTTCATGTCAAACCCCCAGCTCATGTTCTATACGGGGCTGGACTTGCTGGACCGTTACAACTCCAAGCGCAATCGCGGCACGGTGAGCATTCCTTGTCGTCCGGAGCTTCGTCTAGGGTTTCCCATCTATCTCGCTCCCCTGGATCAAATCTGGTACATCCAGGGCATCAGTCACAACATCAGCTACGGCGGTCGAGCCCAGACGTCGCTGTCCCTTACGGCCAAGCGAGGAAAGTTTATTGCTCCTCGAGGCATCGGTACTTTGGAGCTGACGAGTTACAAGGGTGACACGACAGTCAATACCGGGGGCGGACCTTTGGCGGCAGGGCAGGCTTCGACGCTGACGGCTCGCCAGCTTGCTTCGGGCGGACGGTTCAAAGCCACGGTCGGGGATGCAGCGGAGATCCCGCCCATCAACGCTCCGACGAATCCTGGAGACGTGGACCCTTACGAGCCCCTCATCTTGAGGCATCCAAAGACGGGCCGTATCGTGGGCTACCCCAACGTTGTGATGGCGTACACGCGCCCCATGGCGGCAACTCCGGATCAACTTGCGGCGGCTTCGGGTCAGAAGGGTGAGAACGCTCCTCGCGTAGCTCAAAGCACTGTTACGGCTCGTAACAACGCAGCCAAAAAAGAGCTGAGCGATATTCAGCAATCCAACTTCACCAACCAGCCCCAAGACGACCTTCGGAACAAGCATCTCAACAATCGCTACAGCTACGGCATCAACAGTGCGGGCGTCTACACGTACCTGCACGACACCTCACAGGTCATTCTGGAGATGCTGATCTTGCCGGCTGCGAACATCACCTTCAACCAAGATGTGGTCAAGTTCAGCGGACAGAGCGGTATGATCCGTCCTGTGTCGGACGAACGGGGCTTCGAACTAATCGGGCACCATCGCTACGGTCGAGGGGTCTATCTTCGAGACGGGGCTCTCGTCAACAAGAACCAGGGTCAGGCGGATATCGGGGTACAGCTGGCCTTGTCGGGAGGTCTCTTCGAAAGTCTCACGGCACAGTCTCAAGGGTTGACCTCGATAACTTCGTCATACGCTAATCCCGCGGACGCTGTAGCGCACTTGAATCCGGAAGACCTTCAGACGGCGGCGGTCATCAACCCCGACACGAAGAAACCTGAGTTCACCCGCACGGGCACGACCTTCGTTACTTCCGCTACATTGAGTTCGAAAGAACGTCAGGGTGCTGTGGCGCCTCCCGACGTTGAAGCTTCACAGCTTTCACGGGCTCTCACGTTGGCTGAGATGAAGGTCCGGGAGAGCGTGCTTTCAGGCTCGACCGCGGACGCGGACTGCCAGTGCATCACTGGCCGGGCGGATCTCGCGTTCCTCAACATCGGCTACCAGGTTCAAATCCTTAAGCCGACGACATCGGATGAAAGCCTGACAAGCGAAGCCGCTACTCTCATCGCGAATGCGAAGGCGGATCCTTTGATTGCGTTGGGCCAGAACACTCTAGCGAACGCTGTCAACACCGCCTTGCAGGGCGCCTCTCCTGACTTGCAGGCAGAGGTCCAGAATCAACTGTCGGGCGGAGCTTCCCTTGAGGTGGGCCCCGTCACTCCAACGCTCACGAACGGGGATCTGGTGAGCAAGGTGGATACCTACCTCGCCAACCTGTACAAGGCGCTCGACGGACCCCACCAGCAGTACGAACGAGAGATCCGAGGGGAGTTGATCCCTATTGCGGCTTCAAACCCTGCTCCGAATCTCTTTGGGCCGCCGGCTGCGGATACGACGAGTCCTTTCGCCCCGCCCTATTCGACCCCCAACCGAGCTGCGGGTGGGGATCCCGCGGCTTTAGCTATTCAGGCTAAGACGGCCCTCAACTCCGCCAGTCAAGCGTGGAGCAGCTTCGGTGACAGCCTCAAAGCGAGTGCACAACGAACACAGCTTCAGGGTGAGATCAACCAAAACCAGGCCAGCCTTGTTCGACTTGATGCTCAGAAAAAAGACTTGGAGACCGCTCTGGCGACGGGGAGTGTTGTCGTGGGCCCTGGGGGGACCACGCAGGACCGCATCAACAACCTCAATGCCGACATCGACAAGGCGAACCAGAAGATCGCCAGCGACACCACGAAGCTCGGACAGCTTAATCAGGAGTTTCCGCCGTCTGGTCTACGAAGTCCACGCCCAAGCATCCCGTTGGAACTACTCCGGGCAAGGACTTCGTAGACCAGAGCGACATCGCAGGGCTCAAGGTCGGCATTGTCACGCGAGTCGATGAGGTAAACCTTAAGGCCGATCTAAAGGTCCTCACCGGCGGAGGTGACCGTTTCGAGATCGACCTGACGCAAAGCATGGCGGGTCCCCGGAGTTTCTGGGGCGGCGTACCTGAGGTGGGTTCGTTGGTGATCGTCGGGTACCGTCGTATTCACAAGCAGCTCTACGACGCGGTGATCCTTGGCTACATCCCGACGGGCAATCGAAGCGGGCTTCGGTTCGACCCCTTTTCGGTGTCGGACCCGTCTGAGATCAGTGCCGACGAGGCGGAGCTTTACGCCAACACTTTCGGTGCCGTTCAACGGTACAAGCGGCTGAACCTTCGACCGGGTGACGTTGGCGGCATGTCGGCCGCGGGCGCTGAGTTCGTGATGTCCAAAGACATCCGGATGGTCAACCGAGCGGGTGACACCCTGGAGATGAGGGACGCCGATCGAACGTTCATCACCCAAACGATTCATCGAGTCGAGAGCAATGCTGGCCTGAAGAAGATCTCGGGACCCATTCGTCGTGGTGCCGCCTACTTGCCGCCTGACATCTTAGGGGCTGACGGCAAGACCCTGAAGACGGTGAGCGACAATTACTATGGCGTCGATGAGCTTCAAGCAGCGGGTCCGGGCGTAGGAGCGGGCACTGAGGCGAAGTTTGCCAACACCTCGGGACAGCTCCTTGATCTTTTCAATGACGTGGCGGACTTCCCGCCCGTCACGTACTCGAATGGACGCCGGGTCCACTACCCGCCCACCTCTCCGGGCGTCAGCATTGAAGAGACGGACAGCATCGCTGACGCCTTCGTAGAGGACCGTTTGGAGATGAGTCACACCAGTGACTTGAGCCAAGAGGTCATCGAAGAAATCGACGGCTTCACGATGGATCGTCGCCCACCTTACATCGAGAGGGTGATGGGCACCCTCGTGGGTAACGATACCACTTCGACGCGAGGACAGCGTCAGTACGCACAGCTTTTGAAGCCTCGGCTCTTCCAAGACTTTCTGTCGAGATCCATCGGTAAGTTCACCCTGGAGGAGATCAACCGTCAGCCTACGAGCCCGGATCTCGAAGCTGTGACGGCAGCGGGGGCGTTCTTGTTTCGAATCCGCCCGCCCCGAAGCGTAGGGGAGAATGCTTTCGTGGCGGCTGTCTCGAAGCAAGGCAAGCTGTTCGTCAACATCCCGGCTTCCGTTCAAGAGGACTATCCGAGTGGCTCCAAGGGGATCTCAGCAGAGATGAGCCTTGCGGGTGCGCTCAAGATGTTCATTGGAGCTTCGAACCCGGAGAGGATCTCTGCCCACCTCACGTTGGAGGGTGGTGCCCACTTAGACATCGGTCGCGACGCTCAGGGTAACGCGATCACGATGCGGTTCCACTCGGCCACTAAGGTCAGCTATGAGGGTAACCCCAACGAAGACGATTTGGCGCATAGTATTGAGGTCAACGGCACCAAGCAGTCGAACATCAAGGGCGCTGAGATCAAGGTCATCGAAGGGTCCAAGCAAACGATCGTGAGTGGTCAGTATCAGCAGCAAGCTGACCGTTTGAATCAGAACGCCACCTCAGGCTTCTCGGGTAACTACGGTGAGTTCAACCAGATGGTGAGCGGGAAATCGCAGTACAACTTCGCCTTGCAGGTTTTAGAGAACATCGCCCTCGGGGGTAAGATCTCCACCATCCTGGCGGGCGGGCTCACTCAGACGGTCCTGGCGGGCGCCATTAGCTTCAGTGCTCTGGCGGGCGCCATTAGCTTCAACGCTCCCGCGGGGGCCTTCTCGGTGGCAGTTGGGGCGGGCGCCATGTCGTTCACGACAGGAGCGGGGGCTGTCACGCTCTCGACGGGCGCGGGTGCGATGTCATTGGCCGCAGGAGCAGGAGCGATGTCGATCACCTCGGGTCTGGCCATGAACTTAACGGCAGGGCTGGCCCTCTCACTGTTGGCTCCGCAGATCCTACTTGGTGGGCCCGCGGCCGTCTTGGG